TTGAGCGACACCGTGGAACGGCACGAATTCGGTGCCGAAGTCGGCCGCCTGTTGGACCTCGTGGTCCACGCGCTCTATTCCGACCGCGAGATCTTCCTGCGCGAGTTGGTGGCCAATGCCGCCGACGCCATGGACCGGCGCCGCTTCGAGGCGCTGACCGACCAGGCCTCCGCCCTGCCGCCCGATGCCAAGGTCCGCATCGTCCCCGACAAGGCCGCCCGAACCCTGACGCTCTCGGATGCCGGCATCGGCATGACCAAGGCGGAACTGGCCCAGAACCTCGGCACCATCGCGCGCTCGGGCACCCGGGCCTTCAGCCAGAGCCTGGGAGACGCCAAGCCCGAGGACAAGCCGAGCCTGATCGGGCAGTTCGGCGTCGGCTTCTACTCGGCCTTCATGGTCGCCGACCGGGTCACCGTCACCTCGCGCCGCGCCGGCTCGGACGAGGCCTGGACCTGGGCCTCCGAGGGACAGGGCAGCTACACCCTGGAGCCCGCCACCCGCGCAGAGCCCGGCACCGACATCGTCCTGCACCTCAAGGACGATGCCGACGAGTACCTCGAAAGCTACCGGCTCGACCACGTCGTGCGCAAATGGGCCGACCACATCACCGTGCCGATCGCCATCCAGGGCGAGGACGGCAAGGAGGAGAACGCCAACCAGGGCACGGCACTGTGGCGCAAGGCGAAGTCCGAGGTGACGCCCGAGCAGTACACCGCGTTCTACCGCCATGTCGGCATGAACTTCGACGAGCCCTGGGCCACCCTGCACTGGCGCGCCGAAGGGGCTCTGGAATTCTCCGCCCTGCTGTTCGTGCCCGGCATGAAGCCGTTCCAGGCGGTGGAGGGCGAACGCGCCAGCAAGGTGCGCCTGCATGTCCGGCGCATGTTCATCACCGACGAAGCCGAACTGCTTCCCTCCTGGCTGCGCTTCGTGCAGGGCGTGGTCGACACCGAGGACCTGCCGCTCAACGTCTCGCGCGAGATGCTGCAGGCGACGCCGGTGCTGACCAAGATCCGTCGCGCCGTTACCGGGCGGGTGCTGTCTGAACTCACCACCCGGGCGAAGGACGCCGAGGGCTACCGGCCGTTCTGGGAGAATTTCGGCCCGGTCCTCAAGGAAGGCATCTACGAGGATCACGAGCGCCGGTCCGAGATCGCGCCGCTGCTGCGCTTCCACTCCTCGGCCGTCGAGGGCTGGACCTCCCTGCCCGACTACGTCTCCCGCATGAAGGACGGCCAGGACGCGATCTACTACCTCGTGGCCGACGATGCCGACGCCCTCCGGAGCTCGCCGCAGCTCGAAGGCTTCCGGGCGCGCGGGGTCGAGGTGCTGCTGCTCTCCGACCATGTCGACGCGTTCTGGCCGGAGGCACTCGGGCGCTTCGACGACAAGCCCCTGCGCTCGGTCACGCAGGGGTCGGTCGACCTGTCGAAATTCGCCAGCGAGACCCCCGAGGGTGAGGAGGCTCCGGCCTCCGTCGAGGCGCTCGTCGCCGCCCTGAAGACCACACTGGCTGCGGATGTGTCGGACGTACGAGCCACCGACCGGCTCGTCGAGAGCGCCGTGGTGCTGTCCGCCTCGGGTCATGGCCCCGACCTGCAGATGCAGCGCCTGCTGCGTCGCGCCGGGCGGGGCGCCGGCGGCCTGCCGGTCCTCGAGATCAATCCGCGCCATCCGCTGATCCGCTCCCTCGGGGCCCGGATCGAGGCGCAGGAGGATATCGCCGACGCCGCCGGCACGCTGCTCGACCTGGCCCGCGTCCAGGACGGCGACACGCCGCGCGATCCGGTCGCCTTCGCGCAGAAGATGGCGGCGGCTCTCGCGGCAGCCTGAGCGCGGTCGTCGGAACGACCGGATATCCCGGCGGGCGCAGCCCGCCGGGACGATCGGCCGGGCGCCTGCCGGCGGGACATTCCCGGATCCGCCATCGCGCCGACGCGGAACACGGCAGATTGGCCACGGACGGCGGCGCCCGCCGGCGTTAGAACCCCCGCCGATGGACCTTCGACCCTATCAGCGTGCCAGCCTCGATGCCCTGTACGCCGCCTGGACGCGCCGGGCCGGCGCCGGGCTCATCGTCCTGCCCACCGGAGCCGGCAAGTCGCTCGTCATCGCGGCCCTGGTGCGGGAGGTGCTGGATCGCGATCCGGCCCACCGCATCGTCGTCGTCACCCACACCCGCGAGTTGATCGCGCAGAACCACCGCGAACTCCTCGCGCTCTGGCCCGAGGCCCCCGCGGGCATCTATTCCGCCGGGCTGGGACGCCGCGACGCCGGCGCGCAGGTCCTGTTCTGCGGCATCCAGTCGATCTGGAACCGGACGCACGACCTCGACCCGTTCGAGCTCGTCATCGTGGACGAGGCCCATCTCATCCCGCGCGACGCGGAAACCCGCTACGGCCGCTTCCTCGCCGCCCTGCGAACCGCACGCCCCCATCTGCGCGTCGTCGGCCTCACCGCCACGCCCTATCGCCTCGACAGCGGCCGTCTCGACGCGGGTGCGGGCCGGCTGTTCGAGGACATCGTCTACGAGGCCAATGTCGGCGACCTCATCCATCAGGGCTACCTCGCTCCCCTGGTCTCCAAGGCCACCATCACCGCCCTCGACGTGAGTGGCGTGCCGCGGCGCGGCGGCGACTACATCCCCAGTGCCCTCGAGGCGGCGGTGAACCAGGACTGGATCACCCGCGCGGCGGTGGAGGAACTGGTGGGCTACGGGCACGGGCGGCGCGCCTGGCTCGCGTTCTGCGCCGGCATCGCCCACGCCACGGCCGTCCGCGACGCGATCCGGGACGAAGGGTATTCCTGCGAAACCCTCTCGGGCGAGACGCCGAAGCGGATGCGCGACCGCATCGTCCGCGACTTCCGCGAGGGCCGGGTGCGCTGCCTGACCTCGGTGGGCGTGCTCGCCACCGGTTTCAACGTACCCCAGGTCGATCTCATCGCGCTGTTGCGGCCCACGCAAAGCACCGGGCTCTACGTGCAGCAGGTGGGCCGGGCCCTGCGGCGCGCGCCCGGCAAGACCGACGCGCTCATCCTCGATTATGCCGGGCTGGTGCGGATGCACGGCCCCGTCGACATCGTCACCGCCCGCAGCGCGGCGGCGATCCGGGGCCGCGAGGGCGAGATCCGCGCCAAGGCCTGCCCCGGCTGCGGCGCCCTGATCGCCCTCAATGCCAGCACCTGCGAGGCCTGCTGGGTCGAGCCCGACGGGGAGGAGGCCGGTCCGAGCCACGAAGCGTCCGCCGACGATGAACACCCGATCCTTTCCAACCCGGGGCCGGCCCGGACCTCCGCCACCTGGGAGCCCATCGCCGACTGGAGCTTCGTGGCCCGTCCGCGCTCCGGCTTCCCCGACGACCTCGCCGTGACCTTCCACTTGCGCGACGGGCGGCACCACCAGATCGTCATCGGTCTCGCCCAGGCCGGTTACCCGCGCGAGAAGGCGGTGCAGTGGTGGCGGCACCTCGGGGGCGGGCGCGACGCGCCGATGACCGCCGCCGAGGCCCTGGAGCAGACCGATGCCCTCACCCGCCCGGAGGCGATCGAAATCTGGCCGAACGGTCGCCTGACGGAAGCGGTTCGCTATCGCTTCCCGGATGGCCGCACCTTCTCCGACACGCGCCGGCTGGGAGATCTCGCCGCCTAGCCACGGGCTCGCCGTCACCCGACCGACGATCCGTCCCGCCCCCCCAGCACCGGACTTGCGCGCCGTTGACGGCCCTGCTAGCGCAAGGCGGCACGCCGGTTTAGCTCAGCTGGTAGAGCAACCGCCTTGTAAGCGGTAGGTCGCGAGTTCAAGTCCCGCAACCGGCACCACTTTTTCTGCGCCGAGTTGAAACTTTTGATTCTGGTTTCAACTCGGCTTACGAAATCGGCTTTTGGTGGGGGTCCAAGGCGCTTCCAAATGTGCCTTCTGAGCCATAGCCGCCCCCTCATCCCCTATCCCGGATGGCCCGCAGCAGTCGCCAACCCCCGATGTCGGCCTCATTGAAGCAGAAGATCGCCCCAGCAAACCCGCAGCTCTGGCGCAAGGCCTTTCTCGATCTCCGGCCGAGCGTCGTTCCGTGCCCCGGCTTCACCTTCCAATCGTGGGGAGACGCTCACGAGGCGTGCGTCGACTTCCTGGACCGCTGGGCGGATGAAGCGGTAGCCCTGGGTTGGACCACGCTGGAGATCTTCGGGGTTCATCCCGAGGCCGGCACCATCCGTCCTGATTTCTGCGGCGCCCTCGTGCTCGGCACCGAGAAAGTGTCGGGCATCACGAAAACTCAGATGCGCTTCGTGAACACGACCTTCTACCGAGACACGCCAGGCCGACCTGCGGGCGCCGTCCCCATCTGGGTATTCGGGCGCTGAGCCCTATCTTGCCGCCATGGCTGAGCATCCGACCACCGGCGAACTGTTCAAGGCGAAGACGATCACCGGCGCCGAGGTCGATGCGGCGGTCGATGTCTTCATGCGCGACGCGACGGTGAGCCTGTTCCGATTCGAGAGCGGCCATACTCTGGACCCAGCCGCAGCCGTGAAGGCGCACCCGTGGGCCAAGGCTACCGTGGCAAACCAGGAAGCGACCGAGCACTTACGGCGCGCTGCCGTCCGGACCGCAATCCTACTTGGGCGGCCAGAGAAAGAGTGACTATGAGACTGATCAGAGCCGGTGCCATGGGCATCGCTGCAGCTTTAGCCCTGCTTCCTCAATCGGCAAGCGCCTACTGCTCGTGCGCATGCGTGAACGGCAAGTCGCAAAATGTCTGCTCAAATTCTTTCGACAGCGAAGTCTACTGCGTAAAGTTTTGTCCCCAGAGCGCCCTGCCTCCCGGAGTGCCACAGCGGAACCCGGACCTTGAAGGTTTCGCGGCGGATGCAGGAAAGGCTAACCCGCAAGACAAGATCTTCATCGGCGGTCAGTGACCGAAACCTCGCCCTAGCGAGCGATCATAACGATGCCAATGACTGAGCGGGATGCGGGCTATCTGTATGCCCTCGCGGACGTGCAAAGCGAGGTCCGGAAGATGGTACTGGACCCAAGCACGTCGAAGGACGGCAAGCTCGAACTGCTCGGTGTGCTGTCGCTTCTGTCGATGCTCGTCGACGCCAAGATGCAGCGCGAGGATGGCCGGGAGGTCAGAGAAACGTCTGACGAGATTGCCGCCGGGCGGGACGAATGAGCGACGCACCCCCCTCTCCGCCCTGGCGCGAGATCACGACCGACGATTACGCCCCGCGCACGTTTCCTGAGCTGTCCGGCAGCTTACCGTGGATCGCTTCGAGCGACCGAGTTTACGCGCTGCTGGAGGGGCAGCACCGGGGCGAGTACCGGCTCCGTCTGATCCTGCGCGAAGCAGTCGACCTGAAGCGCGGCCCGAAGGCCGATCCGTCCTGGTACTGGGACTATGACGCCGGGCCGCCTGCGATCACCTGCGTGGCCGAGAAGTGGATCCTGATGAAGGATGGACGGCGGCGGCGGGTGGGTGAGAACGGATTCGCGCGGTGACCCGCGAAATTTCCGAGTATTTGATCGCAAAAGGCTTGCACGTAACAGCCGTTTTGCTAGTGGGCTGCTGTAAGGTTTCTAATCCATCCCACGCCAACTTCTGTCAGCGGCTTTTCCGACGAAGATCTTTGATGGTAAAGTAGGTCACGACGATGCCCAAGGCTAGGAACCCAGAACAGAATGCCAGAAAGGCCCAAAGAGGAATCATGACTACCGATGGCCTACTGTCCGTAACGAATTGGATCTACCTACTCTCACTATTCATCGCGGCGGTGGCGAGTGTCGGCCTCTGGCGCCTTTCTATCGCATCCGGCGAGGAAAAGGATCGACAACTCGAGCACTATAAGACAGAGGCGGCCGAGAGGATAGCCGGAGCCAACGCAACAGCAGAAAGCGCCAGAGCCGAAGCCGCTCAAGCCAATGAGAGATCTAGAGGCCTTGAAAAAGATGCTGAGGTTGCGCGCGCGGAACAAGAACGCCTAAAGGTCCGGAGCCTGGATCTTGAGCTACAAATTAAGAAAATCGGCCCAAGGGAAATTCTAGTTTCACAATTTGAAGCTATCAAAGCCGCTTCGGCCGAAGAAAGTTTCAAACCCATGATAAGGCTTGATTCTGCGGGGGACCCGGAATCTCAGAGATTTGCTCAGATCATAGCAAATGCATTGGGGGAAAGTGGTTTTAGTGTCAGGGGCGGCTCGACTATTATCTCGGGCAGCAGTCCCGGTTTAGCTGTATTTGATCCGTCAGGCGCAATTCAGCGGGTTCTGATACGCGGCGGAATACAATTCGGTCAGGCTACGAACTATGGGAGTAATCAAGAGACTTTCATAGTGGTCGGGCAAAAGCCTGCGGAGTAGTTCTTGCAATGCCAAACGAAAAACCCGCCGCGGAATGCTCCGGGCGGGTGAGGTTAGGGATGGGTCGAGGCAGAGTTGATTAAGTGGGCTTGGCGAACCAAGCTCTCAGCCCGTCAGCAGCCCGGTCGATGAGCCCCAGGAACCAAGAGGCGGTATCCTCTAGAACGAACCGGCTGGCCTCGACGTACTCCGAGATATCGGGCCGGCTCCAGAGCACGATGCAGATTCCTGTCACCGCTACGCCCATCCCGATGCCCAGCACAATCCGGTTGCGCCGGGGCACGATGCCATCAACCGCGCCTGGAGCGACGATGTGCAGAGGATGCCGGAGATTGCGCTCATCAAAATCCAGAGCGAGTTCGCGTCGATGTTCGTGAACCAAATCGGCATGCCGGCGAGCCTGAAGATCACCGAGAACATGGCTTGGCAGAACGTTGCCATCCACCCGATAGTAACTCCCACGATGAGGTAGTCGCCCCGCTCCGGCGAATTAGACAGCCACGCTGCCCGCGCGTCCGGCCAGTAGACCACCACCACCATCATGGCCACGGAGGCCTGGAAGATGCGTTCGGCCAGGATCAGGTCGGCGTTCGGCACGAAGAAGTTGAGCATGAACACCGTGCCGACGAGCACGATGGTGGCGAAAACGATCTGCTTCTTGATGGTCTCGGGCGAGGTGTCGTCGTACCGGGGCATCATGATTCCGTGTCTCCCGCTTCCATCCGATCGTGCCGGAGGCGGTCGACAGCGGAGTTCGCGACCTTCCGCATGTCCCCGACGCGCAAGCCGGTCTTCCTGGTCTCGTTGGCGGCGTCCTGCGCCGACAGGATGTGCAGCTTCTCAGCCCGCTCCAGCCTGTCCTCGCCGGGGGTGCTTTGCGGATCGACGAAGTGGGGGCAGAACGCCCGGCAGAACCCGTCTCGGAGGCGGTCGAGGATCATGATGCGCGCGCTCCCGTGTTCCGGTCGATCGCTTTTCGAGACTCCTCGATCTCCTTCAGAATAGCCTTGTCGTTCGCGGCGCCGGTGAGCGCGGCCTCGGTCGCGGTCTTAAGGATGGCCGCCTGCCCGTCGCGGAGATCCTTGATCGCCTCGGTGTGGTCGACGCTGGTGGCCGACTGTCGCTCGATGGCAGTAGCGACCCGTTCCACCATCGCCTGCTTGTCGTCGAGACGAGCTTGCCACGAGTCCTTCAGCCACGAGACCAACATGCCGATCGCGGCCAAGGCGAGGGCCAGAGCCCCCACCAGTCCGTAATCCTTGATGAGGCCGGCAATCATGGCAGCAGTCATCTGCTCGGCCTCTCCTGGCATAGATCAGTGCCTCACTTCGTGGTGATTGCGGCCTGCGCGGGCGCCAGGGTGTTCGCGGCCGTGGCGCCGTCCTGCAGGTGCAGGGTGCGGAAAACGAGCTCGGCCACCCCATTCGGGCCGCCGGCGGCCGCCACCACCTTCGCAGGGGCCGCATCGACAGCGCGCTGCACTGCCTTCGCGATCACGGCCGATCCCACTGGGATCGTGAGCGCCTGACGCTTCACCACGCCCTCGGTAGCGTTCAGGGCATAATCGGTGATGGCCTTGGTCATCTGCTCGAGGCGGGCCTGGGTTAGGAACAGGCGGGCCCACGGAGCGATCTGGTAGACGGCCTTACCGAGCAGGGCGACGAGGACTGGCAGCAGTACTGATGTTAGGGTCTGGCCAATGGCCACGACCCAGTCGCCCCAGGGCAGGATGACGGCCGGCGCGACGGGTACGGGGGCGACGACCTCCGCAGCGAGGGCATGGCTGGAGAGGGCACAGGCGAGCGCCAGCGCCGCGAGCGGGAGCATGCGGTTCATGGTGGGTCCTTAGGAGGGGAGCTTGGGAGGGGAGTGCGCGACGTGACCCGGCCGGCGCGGGATCTCAGGTCAGCCGGCGTCGAAGTCGGGCAGCGGCACCGTTTGCCCGGCGAGCGCATGGGTGCAGTCGCCGAGGAATTGGATCTGCCCATCTGTCACGAAGGAGTGGCAGACGGCCGGTGGCGCTCCGGGCTTACCCACATCAGCGCCGTCGTAGCGGACCAGCACGGAGGGAGTGAACGTCGGGCGGTCGTAGTCGCCGTTGAAGCCCCAGCGCGGACCAGGCGCCGGGTCGGTCGAGCACCGGAGCCCATGAGCGCCGTCGCACCCCGGGCACCAGAACAGCGCGTAGCCGTCTTCTCCGGTTCGGAGCTTGCCGCGGCGCATCTCAGGCCACCTTCCGTACGTCAGGCGCAGCGTTATCGTTCGCCGTGGCCTTCCGGTTGTCGCCGTAGGTGTCGTCGATCCAGCGCAGGAACCGCATCAGCAGGTTGGGCTGCGCGATGACAGCCGGGGCGACCGGAATGATGACGGGTGTCGGCACCTCGGCGTGCATCACCTCGATCACGGGCGCTGCCACCGCGATTGGTTTCGCGGTCGTCGTCGCCCGCGGCATCGCGGTGGCGTAGGCGGTGACGAACTGTTGGGCCTCGGCCTGCCGGCGCGTGATGATCGCCGCCGGCTTCTTCCACATCAGGATCGCATCGTAGGCGCCGGCCGTGTCGCCCGCGTTGATGCGCTTAAGAAAGGTGGAGCCAGCGAAGGCGCCGGGCCCGATGTTGTAGGCCAGCGAGACCAATGCGTCGTAAGCGTTTTGAGATAACGCCACCTTCACGCACCGATCGACGCATTGTTCATAGGCCTTGATATCGCGCTCGAAAATTGCGTCGCATTGTGCGGACGTTATAGTCATCCCCGAAGTAACGAGTGGCGCACCCGCGGCTGAAGTGTGCCCTATGCCAATCGTAAGTACGCCAACAGTGTCGCGATAAGCCTTCAAGCGGCGGCCCTCCCGGGCAATCAGAACTGCTATCCCAATGCTAGAGGTCTTCATGGGCGATCTCACACAGGCTCGATTGATGGAGCTTTTGATCTACGATCCTGCCGCCGGCGATTTCTGCTGGCGCATAAGCCGGGGCAACAGAATACCGGCCGGCTTGAAGACGGGCTGCGTCAACAAGGTTGGATACAAGGTTATTCGCGTAGATGGGCGCCTGTACTCAGCGCACAGGCTCGCGGTTCTCTACATGACCGGAGCGATGCCTGCGGCGGACGTTGATCACATCAACAACGACCGATCTGACAATCGATGGTCCAACCTCAGGCGAGCGACCTCCTCGCAGAACTGCTGCAACACCTATAGGATGAAAAACAACACCTCTGGCGTGAAGGGCGTCTACCGTCCGGCTGGGCGCAAAAACTGGACTGCTCGGCTGAGCTTCGAAGGCACGACCCGCCATCTTGGATGCTTTCCTACAAAGGAAGCCGCCGAAGCTGCTGTCCTATCTGCAAGGGCCGCAACACATGGAGAGTTCATGAACCCTGGCTAGGCCGGCCCTCGCGAGCAATCAGCACGGCTTCGCCGATGGGCGAGAGGTCCATGGGTGGTCTCTAAATCAAACGTAGCAGGGATTCCGCCTCACGATCGCTGCCCGCGACCAGGATTGCGACTCGGCGAGACTTGAGGGTAAGTCCGAAGCTTATCGGATTGCAGGCGGTGCAATGAATTGGCAGGCCCGAGTCTTATCAGGAGTAGCACTTTTTGCTCTGCTGACTATTGTTTTTGCGTCTTTGATATCGAGCAGACCATACAACAATTACGTTTATGATTTGTCAAATAATCAAAATTACTGCAACGCCAAGATAACGGCCGACGAGCGCAAGAACTCCAAGGAATGTCAGGGTGTTATCTATAGAGCTCTTGATGACCCGGCGACACTCGTTAATGGCTTCACCGCCATCATAACCCTCGCAATGTTCGTAGTAACCTATAGACTTTATCGAACAGCTACACAGCAGAGCGGTGCTGCTATTTCAGCAAGCGATGCCGCCGCGGCTAGTGCTAATGCTGCCAATCATGCACTGGGTCTTGAAAGAGCCTGGATCGCGGCACCAACAATCGTGATTGAATCCGGGTGTGTGGGCAATGGTTTGTTTGCACTCGAATTCAAGAATACAGGAAGAGAGCCAGTGCGCGGTGCATACGTGGGTGCGAGACTTGTGAGGAACGACATATTTAAGGAGAGAGATGACTTGGAGGCCGAAGTAATAAGTCGTGCCAATACTAATATTGCCGAATTTAAAGGCATGGTCGTTGTGCCGAACGGTTCAATATTAATAGAAAATAAACAACAGATGGTTGATATTCCGTTTGATATACTTGGAAGTTTCAAGGAAATCGCTGGGATGCCTATTCCTCATATCGTCGGATGTATCGTGTACGGGTCACCTGATGGGAGAGTCGCTCACCACACAACTTTTGCCATTCCTCTCAAGGAAAAGGATGGCGGCTTGGCCGCCGGTACGGCTTGGACTAGCGCTGCTCAGTAGTGCCGTCGTTTGAGTATGGTCCCCAATGTTTGAAGAAATGTCGTGTTAAGCTAGAGCTAGGTGGCGCAGCGAACAGACCGCCGGGCTTCAGTGCGCTTCCCATGCCGTGCCCGAGCAGAATACCGGCAGCCGCTCCGCGCCGCCGCCGGTCAGGGCGCCGCGGTATGTGATGTTCCTGGCGTCGTTGACGTAGGCCATCGCTCCCTCGCGGCTGGCGTTGCAGGCCGGGAGTGTGGCGACACTGAACATGGCGAGTTGCACGGGGGCCTGCATCTGCACGGTGCCCGTCCCGCTCGGCGAAAGAGCAAGGCTGGCGTTCGCGCTCCCGACCGCCACAAGACGTGCCGGGTTGCCGGCGGCGCTGCCGCCCTGAACCTGCATGCCGTTCACGTCGCTCGCCTTGGCTGCGACCTGCATCGTCACTGCGCCGCCGCCATCGAACTGAACACCGCCATCGGTGAAGGTCATGCCAAGCGGGTCACCGGATGGGGAGACATCGGCGCGGATCTTCGCAGCCTGCCTCAGCGTGCTGTCGATCCACGCGTAGGTCGCGCCCCGGCCTGCCTCGATCGCCGTGCACGCCTTGCCGCCGGCTCCGTCACAGCCCGTCAATCCGTCCTGAGCGAAGATGAGGCCCTTCCGGAACTTCGCCCCGTTGCCGTGGATCACCAGCGCAACCGAGGCATCGACCGCGTTGGCCAGCTTCGTTCCATCCCAGCACGAGCCTGCGAAGGTCGTGCAGTTGCCGCCCGAGGCGAGATTGAGCGCCGCGGACGAGTAGTTGAAGTAGGCGTTCGGCGCGGTGTTCTTGGCGCTGATGTCGGCCACGTCGGTCGAGCCGAGTTCGGTGACGTTGATCTCCATCGCCTGCGCCGAGCCGGCGCCAGTCTTGCGCCGCGCTTCAAAGTAGCCGCCCCAGGCGGACGTCAGGGGGACGACCGAGCCATCGGTGCGGAAGTTGAAGCCCCAGCCCATCGTGCCGATCGGGAGTCGACCAGAGGACGTCATATCCGTCGTGCGCGTTGCGCCGACGATGCCCACGTCGCCGATGCCTGACAAGGATACGGTCTGACCGATGCCGCCGTAAGCGTACTGAGAGGCCGACCCACCGGCGGCGTTTCCAAGCCAATTCGTCGGCGGGCCCGAGGGCGGCGAGTTGATCAAAGTCCGGCTGTTCAGGGTGAAGTAGGCAGCGTCGAGGTTCGCGAATCCGGTCAGGCCGGGCGCCTTGAACCCAGAGAGGTCGCCCAGCAGGCGCGCCAGCGTGTTGGCGGAGGCGGTCACTGAGGGAGTGACGCTCATCCCAGACAGGTTGCCCGTCGAGCCTTGGTCGGTCGATGGTAGCACGAGAGCGTCGGGCGTGGCGGTGTACTTGTTGCCCTGCCAGCGCCCGAGGGTCGGGCCGCCCGGCAGTATCACCCGGCTACTGTTATCGATCCGGCCCTGCCCGAGAAGCTGATCGGCCTTGGCTGGAGCGATAGTGGCGAACGCGGCGAAGGCCGCCAGGAGGAGCTTGCGCATCAGACGGTCCAGAGGTTGGTGCCGTTGGAGTGGAATGCGAACTTCCCGTAGGGGCTCGCGATGATCTGGTTCGGCTGGCCCACGATCGTGTCGGAGCCGGCCGCGGTCACGATGATGGATCTATCGGTCGAGCAGTCTCCCGTCTCGTCAGCGACGTAGAGGGGCTGCCCCTGCGGATAGGCGTTGGCCGCCGGCAGCGTGATCGTGCGGGGCGCGGTGAGTTTGGCGAGCCCGACGTAGGTGTCCGCCACCTTGACCGCGTAGTTCGTGTCCTGGACGGCCGCTCGGCTGAAGGCGGCAACGGACAGTGCCGCACGCACAGCCGCGGCATCCTGCGCCTTCAGCAGCGCCCGGCCGATGTCGGTGCCGTCGGAGATCTGCGCCGCTCCGATCTGCGAGGGTCCAGGTGCGCCCTGCGCCGCTGCCACCACGAGATTGAACGACGTGCTCTCGGAAACGAGGGCGACCTGCGGGATCTCGTCGATCGACAGGCCCTCCGCGCCGTCGAAGACCGCGAAGGGCACCACGCCGAGCGTCTGCCGCCGGCCGTAGGTGTCGATCTTGTAGATGAGCACCCGGGTGCGGTCCTTGGCGACCAGCCCCGACGCATCGCCGCGCGCCTGGGCGGTCAGAAGGCGTGAGGCGATCACCGTGAACTGGCCGGCGGCATCCGAGACCCGCACGATGCCGCCGTTGGCCACTGTGAGGGGCTGGAACACGGTGTAGCCGGACAGCCAGAGTTCAGCGCCGATCGTCGAACCCGTGAGGTCTACAGGGGCACCGCCTGGATCGCGCAGGGTGCACGGTATGACCCAGTCGTCGCGCTTCCAGCGCTGAAGGGGAGTGATCGCGTTCATGCCTGCACCGCCTGGTTCGTACCGCTGATGACCCACTTCGAGCCGTTGTCGATCACCTCGACTCCCGTGCCGGCGTTTGCCGCCTCCAGCACGCCGGCCGCGCTCGGCGCTCGACCATCACGAGCGAAGGCTTTGCGTCCTGGAGTGCCGGCCTTGGGAAGATCTGCGACCGAGAAGGCAGGAAGGATCGGCGTCGCGAAGGGCAGACCCGCCGCGATCTTGCCCTCGATCGTGCCCATGCGCGCGGCGAGCGCCGACACGTCGGGAGCGTAGACGCCGGCAAAGGTGGCGTTGCTCGCGCCGAGCAAGCCGATGGCCGTGGCACCGTCTGCCCCGTAGGTCCGAAGGTATGGGCGCCAGGACACGGCGCCCTTCGGTGGCACGATGGCTGGCGCATCACCCACCAGAGATGGCACCCGGATCGTCAGCAAGCGTGGGCCGTCCTGGCGCAGCAGATTGGTCTCGCGCCGGATCAGGGTCTGGCCCGCATCGCGGTCCGATGCATCGAGCCACTGGATGCCGAGGTCGACGGCGTTGTTATTCGGGTCGAGCACGTCGGCGAGACGCCAGTATCGAGCCCGCAGGATCCAGATCGCGTCGGGGTCGACGGCGATGGTCCCGCGCGGCGCAATCAGGCCCGCACCGGTGATCTGGTAAGCCGCGCCCAGAGCGGTCGAGACCCGACCGTTGGCGTTGAGCGCTGGAGCATCCTCCGTCGAGCCAATTGCCGTGGCTGAGAAGGCGATCGGCGAAACTCCAGGCTGATCTCCGCGCAGGATGGCGAGGAGGGTCGCAGCATCGCCCTTTACCCGATCCGAGTTCGCGATGCTGAGCAGCTGTTCCAGGATCTCGATGGATACCTGCTCAGCCGCCAATGCCACCTGCTGTATCAGGATGTCGACTTGGCGCTGGGGGGCCTTATCTCGAGCCAGGAAGGCAATCTGCTGGATGAGGATGTCGACTTCGTCCTGCGAGGCCCGCGCATCAATGAGTGAGATCAGGTTCCTTGATTGCGCGTCGTCAGCTTGAGCAGCAGCAGCAATCTGCTGGCTCAAGATACCGATAGCATTCATGGCCGAGGTGATCTGACCTTGAAGACTTGCGACGGCACTCTCATCGCCGTTAGCGAGGCCGAGAACCGCATTGACGAAGTCGCCGATCGCCATTCGTGCAAGCGCCCGAGCCCCACCGCCCGCGTCGGAGTGACCGAGCACTTCGATAAGCGGCCTGAGCGGCACGTTCGACGTGCGGATGCCGTTCTCGGCCATGGGCGTTTCCCAGTACTGGAGGGGGCGCTCGCGCTGCCCGATCAAGACGGATTGTCAGGAGGCCACCGGCCTAGAACATCAGACGACGGTGACGTTCACTGGGCCGCGCGGGATGGAGGCGATGGGCGGCGCATCGTTATCAAAGGCGACGACGAAGATGCTGTAGGGCCCAGGCGCAAGGGTGAGGTCGAGAGACAGCGGAACGTTGGGACCGCTCGCGACAGGATCGCCATAGGGGTTGGCCGTCGAGAATGCGGCTCCAGTACCGGCGGCCACGTAGACCTGTGAGGCCGTGTTGTTCGCGCTGGCGCTGCTGGTCCACATCACCCGCGCGCCGCCTGCCTGAGGCTCGGCCGCAAGCCCCTCCGGCGCCACGGGTCCGATCGGGTCCGTTGAGGCTACCACGTGGGTCATCAGGGCGGTGAACTCACCGGGCGTGCCAAGGCCCGAGATGCCGCGCGCCTTGAACTCGATGTCGTCCCCCTTCGCGTAGCCTGGCAGGAGCACCGCGCCGCTGCCAGCATCTGCGGTCGTGGAGGTGAAGGCTGTCGTCCCGCTGATCCGGCTCTGCACCTCGTAGGCGACGATGGCGACGGTGCCCGCCGGGTTCGGCTGCAGCGAAACCACGACAGGGTACGGCACGGCATCCGTGGCGACGCTGGCCGCCTCACGGCCTGAGGCGACGCCCGTGATGATTGGGGCCACCGGTGCGTCGGTGTTGGCTTGTGCCTCAGAGCCCGATCGCCCACTCCAAGGGGGCGGCACCTCGGCGTCGACCAGCTGCTCGATCTCAGGCGCGTGGTCGACGAGCGTTAGGCGCGCGGTGAAGTTTTCCATCGCCTCGACACCCTTGACCGTGCAGGCGAACGACTCCTCGGAGCCAGGGCCAAAGAAGGCGAGATTGCCAACCTCCGGCAGATCGCCGGTCCCGGAGAGGTTCAACACCTGAGTCTCGCCGAAGCCGCTGACCGCGCGCACGAGGCTTGCACCATCCGACCGACGGAAGCGGCAGGCGTAGGCCAAGCCAGCCTCGAAGGTCACCGCCTCATCAAGGTAGACGCTGGTGCCGACGACGGTTTTTATTCGAGCCGCAACCATGGTTCGATTGAGCACGTCGTGGCTCAGCTGCACCCGGTCGCCGCGAGTGACCACCAGCGCCTCGAAGTCCTGGTTCGCGGTGTAGGTATCGGGTCGGTAGACGAGTTCGTACTGGCGCCGCCGGGTCTCCTTCCAGACCATGTCCGGGTTGGTGTGGCCCGGCAGGTCCAGCTTCTCGACCACCTTCGGATCGCCGGAGAAGCCGGGGAACGGCACGATGCGGTCGGCTTTTGCGTAGCCGTTGGTCTCGTCGAGGAAGGAGACGCGGAAGGCGTCGGGGAACTTCGAGAACGGCCTCTCGCCTTGAAAGCCCCAGGAATTGCGCGGGCTGATGTGTGCGGTGACCGTGTCGAGGATCTGGTCGACGACGACGCCCCAGCGCTCGCCGCTGTCATGCGGGCTGGCCCGGCCGGCCGCCGCCACGTCCGAGAGCACGTCGAGCACCGAAGCCTCGTAGTCGTGGACCCGGTTGTAGGTCAGGCCTTTGGCGGCACAGAACGCGTGCCAGTCCTCGAGGTCGCCGATCTCGTCCAGCGTGAAGGGGTAGCGCATGGCCGGCCCTGTGAGCACGTACCGGAAGAGCGAGGCGGGGTTCTGGGTCTCACGTGTGATCCAGGCCTGCGAGGCCGTATCCCAGTCTGGGCAGATGCAGAACAGGTCGGCGTTGAACTCGTCGAGGGTGCCGTTGAGCTGGCCCGAGGCGCGGATACGCACTGCGGCCAGCGCCAGGGGCTGGTCGAAGTTGATTGGGTACTCGGGTCGGAACGAGCGTAGCGCCGACCAGGCCGAACGGCCGGTACGCTGGATGTCCTTCTTGGTCTGGTCGATGTCGTCGTAGTCGACCGTGGTACGGGTCAGCTCAATCTCGTAGCGACCACGGGCCGGGAAGTTCAGCGGGAAGGTGCGGGTCAGCGGCTTGCCGGACTGCTTGGCGGTGACGCTCAGTTTTGAGGTGAAGTCCCAGGCCACGTTGCCGACCCGCCGGAAGCGGATCGTGATATCGACCGTGACGCTGACCTTGCTACCGTCCTTCTTGAAGCCGCCGAGACCGCCCGGGAAGCTGAGGTCGATGGAGCAGGACGCGGCGTCCGGCGCGGTGAAGCGCGACTGCGGGCCGCCGGTGGGCGAGGCCGCCTTCAACTCGACCGACAGCGGCACCTCAATCACCTGCGTCGGGTACAGGGCCAGCCTCGCGTCGTCAGGGCGCCCCTCGCGCAGCTCCATCTGAACGTCGCTGAACTTCTCAATCGGCGTCTCGCCGATCCGAACGTTGCGGATGGCGAGCGGCCCGTACCCGAAGCAGAACGCGGCCGTGACGTAGCGGTCATCGCCCACAGCCTCGGTGAAGGGCAACGCTGCATAGACCGGGGCGTAGCGGTGAAACCCGAGGACGGATGGCACGACGCCGTCGGGGGTTGCTTGATTGCGCAGCCCTTGAATGGCGTAGGTCGGTGCGTCCTTCCCGTTCGTGCGAGTCGGAATCAGCGCGTTGATCAGCAGCGTGCCGGCGATCAGGGCCGAGCCCGTGATGGCGGCCGAGAGAGCCGAGGTCAGGCCGCCCGAGACCGAGCCACCAAGCCCGAGCGCACCCGCCGCAAGCCCTGGCGCATAGAACTGCCCGAGGGCCAGGGCGCCGACCGTCACCGCGATCGTGAGCACATTGCGCAGGATGTCGTCGCCCGGCACGACGCGGATGACAACCTGGGTGCCCGCCTTCGGCCGCACAGCGTGCCAGAGACCCGGCAGGATGACGTGCTCGCCGATAGTGACGCGCAAGCGGGCCCGGTCCGCGCCCGTAACCTTCGGCAGCGTGGCGGCGATCATGTCGGAGATGGTCGAGCCCGGCAGCGCGCGCGCCTCGATCCGCCCGAACGAGGGGTCGATGTGCGGCAGCGCCAGGACGCCGATGTCACCTGTCAAAGCGGTGCTCCACCAGGTCCGCGTGCCGGTAGACGCCAGCCAGACGGTGCGCCCAGCGGCCCGAGCGATAATCGACGATGGCGCTCTCCTGATCGTGGGTGATGTGGAGCATGCGCCCGCGCCCGCAAATGATGCCGACGTGAGTGTCCATGCCGGCGCGCCGAAAGATCGCCACGTCGAGATCGCGCTCCTGGCCGGGCACGACGAGGTTCCAGGGCCATTTGGTGGTTGCGCCGTCGATAATGGCGGCGATCTCCGCGCGCTCAGCCGAGGTGGCGAAGGCCTCGGCATAGGTCCGCAGCGTGATGCCGGCGACCTCTCGGTAGATCAGGACGCCCAGGCCCCAGCACGAAACGCCAGAGCAGGTGTCGCCCTTCTCCTGCCAAGTAAGGCCGACGTAGGATGCGGACCAGTGCATTGAGAGCCTGCTTTTCGAATTCGGAGCATTTGGACGTTGCGCGATTCGCCAACTCAGTTCACAGCGATGGCCTCAACCGGACGAACGAGAAGCCAAATGCGCCTGCGTTTTGAGATGGAGTCTACGTACTCCAAGAAGATATATTTATCGGCTCTTGTTATTCTTGCGTGGCCATGTGCTGCACTTTCACAAGAAATACCGGCACCTAATTTTCAATCAGTTGTACCAATAGGCAACCAAAGCCCCTTCGAAGCGCCTATCTTCTCATCTCCAGCTCCAGTGGCTCCGCAATCATATCTCCAAGTGACGCCGTCCGTTCAGACGCCTGATGGAAGGACCGCAATTCTTTACGGTCAGGGTGTCGCTCAATCTATTAGCCTCGACCAGTTTGCGTCCAGGGGTCAAGTTCAGCAACTACAAGGCCGTCTAGATCAAATTTCTCAAAATGGTCAGTCTCCGCAGCTATTAACGCGCTTAGACCAGCTTGCATTCTTCGCCCGTCGAGATTTTCAACGTCTTAACGAAGGTATCGCCCTTTCATCCGCTTTGACGATCATGCCTCCCAACCCAGGTGATCGGTTCGCGCTCACAGTAGGCGGCGCCGGATTTAATGGCCGCGGAGCTGGAGCGATCACAGGCACATATCGTGTAAACGAAAGCATGATGGTGTTCGGAGGATACGCTCGTAGTGAAACTCAGAACCTAGTTAAGGGCGGAGCTACATTTTCTTTCAGGTAGAGCTCTAATGTTTTTCATGTCGGTGGTCGGCATCAACACTAACTCGTGAACAGCCCCGGGAATCGGCTCACCGTCATCCGCCCGGCCGGCCATGGCTCGGCGGTCAGCGGCTCGGCTGAGATGTCGAGCGAGACCTGCGCGGCATCGTAGGAGCCCCGGACGCTGCGCAGGTTGGTATAGCGGGCCTCGATGATGTCGGGCGTGCCGGCGAGGACCACCGTCATGTCGACCGTCGCGTAGGTCCCCGGGGTGATGGAGCGGATCGCCCTGGCCATGTCGCTGTCGACGTTCTCGAAGGTGAGTGTCGTCTTGGGCGGGCTGTCCTTTTCGTCGTCGGGCAGGACGGCGCCCATCAGGACGAACGGGTAGACGATGCCCTTGTGGCGCGTGCCGTAAACGAGCGGGTCGGCCGAGATACGCTCGGTCGGGTCGCTGGAGAGGTAAGCCGGCGCCGACAGACTCGGGTGCCGGATTGTGACGAGCACCACCGGCACCTGGTCGGTTTGGTCCGCGTTCGCCGCGAGCCGGGCGTTGAGAGAGACGACGCGGCCCATCAGGGCAACACCATCAGCGGGAAGGTCGCGGTGTAAGAGATGCCCCGGTTGCGCGTGGTGAAGGCAGGTGGGCTGTCGCCAGCCAGCACCAGCCACCAGGCTGTATTGATGAGCGGCCGGCCCTGGTCGTCCAGCAGCTGTAAGCCGCCAGCAGCAAGAAGCGCGACCCCGTCGCCGGTTTGGTCCGGAATTAGGAAGGGCAGCGAGCCACCGGCAATTTCCTCAAGCCAGAAGCGCTCCAGCCGAGCTTTCTCGTCGAGGCTGACCTTGAAGCCTGCCGCCACCGGCTTCGGTGTCGACGAGAACCGGCGGCGCGACTTTGCGTGCCCGGTCTCCATGGCGGTGCGAAGCCGGCCGTCGGCCAGCCCCTCGCTGAAGCTGTCAGCGAGAACTCGCTGCGGCAGGTCTGAGGGCCAGTATCGGATCACGTGGAGACGACCTTGCGCTGATTAAGCGCCGCCTGACCCTTGGGGCTACGGATGCCCTGCGCCGTCACCTCGGCGAACGAGATTTCCGGCTTGCGCCCGCCGCGTCCGTCGTCGACCTCGCGCGTCTGAGCGACGAAGCCCGGCGGCGTGATGATGTTCGGCGCGAACACAGGGGGCGGCTGGTTGAAGTTCGCCGCCGCCACCGGCTGAATGCGAGGCACCCGCAACTCGACTGGGATGGCCCGGCCGCGCGAGAGCGGCACTGCGGCCTCTGGCCCGGCCTCGCCAAAGATCGACGGACCGTTGCTGACACCACCCTCGGCGAACTTCGGCAGCGCGCCCGAGCCGAACAGACCAGCCAAGCCCGACAGGAACCCGCCGCCTTCCTTGCCGCCGCCAGAGAACAGCCCAGAGATGATCCGGTCAGAGGCCGTGCTCAGCAGCTTGTCGGCCAGACGGTTGGTGATGTTGCCCAGGAGGGTCGCTGCGCTCACGCCTTGTCTCAGATCGGAGAGCATGCCGCTGAAGACGCCGCTCGCCAGATCCCTCGTCTGCCGGAGATTGTCGTTGAGCCGGAGGGCGCCAGCCTGAGCCGAATCCATACCCAGGCCGGTGCCGCGCAGACGCGAGGCGACCGACTGCTCCTGCTGCGTGCGATCAACCTGCGAGCGGTCGAACAGGATGTCCCGGCCGATCCGGCTTGTCTCCAGGCCGGCCTGTGCCTTGCCGTAGGCGTCGGCCGTCTCAAGGATGACCTTGCGTTGCGTCTCCATCTCGGGGGTCAGCTGAGAAGCCGAGGCTTTCAGCAGATCCTGGGCGGTGGTGAAGCCGCGGCCGAGAGCAGTGCCGCGCTCAATCTCGGCGTTCAGAAGCTCCTGGACGCGCTGGCGGCGGGCTTCGGCTTCTGTCGTCTGTTCCGTCAGCGTGGTCTGATCGCGAAGGACCGCCTCCTCGCGCGAGGAGGCCCGGACAGCCGGCGCCGCCCGGTTGATGGTGCGATCTGCCCAGTCGATGACACTGCCAGCGGTCCGGCCGCCGCCGACGACTGTCGGGTTGGCACGGGCCGCGTCGGCGCCGAGGATGGACGCTGCGCTTGCGCCCCGATCGGCTCGCAGGAGGTCGACAGCGCCCTGGGCACCCGCGAAGTGGGCGAGGTAGAGATTGCGGTCGGTTGTGGCGAGGCCGGCCTTCTCCAGCGCACGCGAGTTCTGTTCCGTCAGAGCCCGGATCAGCTCGACGCTGTCGCCGCGATCGGTGCGGCGCGCCAGGATCTCGTCGCGGGACATGCCGGCGGCGCGCTCCGGGAAGCGCTCTTTGAACAAGCCGAGCCACGTCCGCTCAATGAACTGGCCGAGACCAGTGGCGGTCGAAAGAGGGTTCTTCGCGTCGGTTCGACCGTCGCTCTCCGCGCCAACGACACGCTCCATGTAGGAGTTGACGTTCTGAGACCGGCTGGCCCGGGTCTCCGTCTCTTTCTTCATAGTGTCGATGTCGGTGTTCAGAACCTTTGTCAGCCCCTCACGCTCGGTGATCATGCGCAGCGCAACCTCGCGCGCCGCCACGATGGACTGAAGGTCCCGCGCGTCGAGGTTCGGATCGGCGAGGCGGTCGTTGTAGGGCTTGGCAATGCTCTCGCGCGTGGCCGTCGGATCGATGTTGCGGTCGCGCAGATCCCTCTCGAACTGGAAGCGTCGCTCGGCAATCTGCCGGTCGACGGGGTTGGTGCGATCGGTGGCCAACCGGTTCTGCAACTCTGACTGCCGAGCAGCCGCCGCTACGCCGGCATCGCCGAACTTCTCAATGTCCTCGCGCATGTTGCGCGCCAGCGTGCTCAGCCGCTCAAAGGCGACCTGCGTCTGGGCAAGCTGCGTCGCATCGAGCCCAAACCGCACCGGGTCTGCGATGGCCTTACGCAGCTTCTCGGCCTTGTCCTGGACCTCGCCCATCGCAGCAGATGCGGGACTGAGCGACCGGACAAGGTCCCCGATCTCGCGGGAGTTCTGCGCAGCCGCCGCCTGGGTTGAGCGACGAGTGCGCTCTTCCATCTGACGAGAAAGGTCGTCGACCTCCTTCTGCGTGCTGGCGGCGAGCGGCCGACTGACGAAGCTGCCGCCCGGGCCGGCCATCCGCTCGCGGATGTTGCGCAGACGAACCTGCGCGTTCTCCAGACGCTCCTCGAGGGAGCCGCCGTTGAACGCCTTGTCAGCCTGCTGGCCGATGAAGTCCCAGAGGTTTTTGATCGGGCCAAACGCGGTGTCGGTAGCCCGGCCCCAGGCGGTCGTCAGATCCGCGGCCTTGGTCAAGCTGCCAGCATAGGCATCGAACAGCACCCGCTGCGCACCGAGCCGATCACCCTGCGCCTGCAGGCTGCGGATCGACTGCGCCGTGCGGTCGTCAAGGAAGCCCAGACGCTCGTTCAGCAGGTCCGCGCCCTTGCTAGGATCGGCGAATGCCTTCGCAAGCTCCTGTGCCGCATCCGGCACAGCCTGTCCGCTGGTCTTGGCGTAGTCCTCCAGACTGCCGAGCAGTTTGGCGACCACTTCCCCGCCGATGCGCCCCGTGGCGGCAAGCTCCCCGCCGGCTTCGCGCGCAGCACGGGTGCTGATGCCGGTCGCATCGGAGGCGGCGCGGGCATAGGTGCTGATCTGGTCTGCGCTGGCGCCTGAGGCGCGGCCGACCCCGGACACCAGGCGCTCGGTCTCACGCATGGAGTTCTGGTAGGACAGCATCGCGGCCGCGCCGGTGACGGCAGCAGTGGCTACGATTCCGAAGGCTGCGCCAGCCACGCCGATACGGCTGACGAATCCGCCGACTGCCTCGCTGGCCTGAATCGCAGCGCCCTTGATTGAAGCCCCGCCGGACCCAGCGAACACCTGCGCGATCTGCGGACCCTGCTGCAGGGCGATCATGCTGAGGGGGCTGCCGCTACCGAGCTGAGCGACGATGTCGCCACCCTGATAGAGCAGGTTCTGCGCTTGGTCCTGGCGCAGACGGCCATTCTCGTTCGCAGCAGGGGTAAGAGACGGCGTCTGCCCGATTGAGCCGAGGCGCCGGCTGGCCTCAAGGTTCGCCGCCCGCGAGTTTGTCTGCGCCTGGATCGCGGAGAGCTGCGCGCTTCCCTGGGCCTGAAGAGCTTGGAAGCCAGCGGCCATGCTGCGCTGCGCGTTGCCGACGCGGCGCGCGGCGTCCTCGGCCGCATCTGCCTGGGCCGCGAAGACGCTGGCGGAAGCGCGTGCGGCGCCGGACGCAGCAGGACTGATGCCGAGCAGGCTGTTGACGTTGGCCTGCGCACGGGCCTGCGCCTCAGCCTCGCGGGCTGCCTGCGCCATCTTCTGGTAGCGAGCGGTCTGACGATCAACGGCAGCGCCGGACGCGTCCGCAGCTGCGCCGACCCCCTGGAAGGCAGCCTGACCTGCGGTGCCGGCATCCTGTAGGACGCGCTTGACCTCGGCCCCGCCTTCCACACCAAGGCGGATCGCGATGCTAGTCGGCATTGTCGCTCTCCTCCTGGTAGGACTTCACGATCACCGCCTCGATAGACGGCAGCACGTCGGCGAGCAGGAATGTGCCGGCGCCCATGGCGTCGGCGAGCAGGAGCACGGCGGTGAAGTCGAGGGCGTAGGGCGTACCCATGCCAGCGCGGACCTGACCGCCGCAGCGCTCGATCACGGCCCAGGTCACCAGACCTTCGTCGGTCTTGGCCTCATGCGTCAGGTATGGGCACTCTGGGCACTGCTCTCCGCAGGCATCGCAGTAGCTGGCGCCGCCTCCGTAGTGCCAGCGGGCGAGCTCGATGAGCCGTTTTTTTCCTCCCCTCGCTCCAGGGCCGGGGCGACATAGCGGACGTCGATCTCGTCGTAGGCCGGCCAGTGGTCGAGGAGTGCGCCGATGGTCTCGCGATTGACCGGTGCGGGGTTGCCCTCGGCGTCGCCAACGCCCTCCCACTCCACGACGCCGCGTTGCGCGATCTCGCGGACGAGCGCGATGTTGGCCCGAACGCCGACATCCTCCTGATCCTCGCCGCGGAAGACCTTGCTCACCGCATCTCGGGCGATCAGCATGGATGCGATGGTGATGGGGCGGACCTTGATCCGCACGCCAGGAAGGAGGTCGAGCCAGTAAGGTTCGGCAGCAGGAGAGAGCTTCAGCACGGGCGAGACCTCAGTAGGCGGAAACGTTGTTGACGAGGGTGGCTGTGACGGTTCGGCCTTTCGTCATGTCGCGCGCGGCCTGCCAAGCGAAGGTCGCCTGCACGCCATTCGGGCCGGTGACCGGGGTCTTGGCCCGCGGCAGGTAGACGGCGTGCACGGTGAAGACGAGCGAGCGCCCGGCGTCGGTGACCCAGCCGAAGGACAGCTCGACGGGCTCGCCGGCCGTGGCCTGGTCGAGCAGGACAGTGTCACGGAAGCGCACCGAGATGCTGCCGGTCATCATGACCATGCCGGGGTCGGCATCCTCGATGCGCCCGTCGCCGCGGATGACCTCCACCTTGTCGAGGCTGTTCGAGTAGGTGAAGTCGGCTGAGACGACTGAGCCGAGGTCGACGCCGGCCCGCTTCACGGCGCCCTGGAAGGGCGAGAAGCGTTCGACCGAGGCCTCGGCGAGGGTGCCGGCGCCGGAGGCGGGCAGCTTGTTCTCGCCCTGGGCGATCAGGCCGAGGGAGGCGGTCAGCAGGCCGGAGCGCTGCATCTGCACACGCATCGTGTTGCCGCGGACGCCGACGTTCTGACCGTAGCTCGGCACTTCGGGCAGGCCGACCTCGACCGTCATGGACGGAAGGACGATCGCGCCGGACTCGAATACGTGCGTGCTGACGCCGCCCGCGGCGGTCGTATCCGGCGCGCCCATGAACAGCTTCAGCCAGTTGCCGAAGTTGCGCAGGTCGATCGGCACGACCACGTCGCCGTCGTTGTTGATGACGTCCTTCGAGGGCGGCAGCGGCTCACGGCCATACCCCAGGAGGTCGGACGCAATCAGCTGCTGCTCCTCACCGAGGTTCGACGAGACGAAGGGCAGCTTCCGGTAGCCGCTCGCCGGCGGGACGCCGTAGGTGGTCTCGAAGGCAGCCGCCATGATGGCGTTACTTCCACGCGCGCGCGCCATGGTGCTCTCCTTAGGTGGGGGTCAGTTCAGGGGATCGGTCGTGCCGTAGACGGCGACGATGTTGACGAGGGCGTAGCGGGACACCGCGGCGCCGTCGGCCGTCAGGCCCTCGGTCTGCGCGGCCTGCACCATGACGTAGTCGCAGAGGCCGCCGAGGGTCCGATTGGCGACCACAGCCGCGCCGATCGCCTGCAGCATGGCGTCGAGGCGGACCTCGGCGGTGACAGTCCGAGTGGCGTTCGCCGCGACCTCCACCGGGATCTGGTGCTCGTAGATCCAGGTCGTCGGGTTCAAGGTAACCTCGGGCTCACCCGGATCACCATCATCGACATTGACGTAACCGCCGGTGGTGATGGCTTCCTGCTTCTCAGCGTTCCGGAAGTGGGAGGCCTTGGGCAAGGCCGACTGCACCAGGGTTGCAACGGCCTGGATGACCTGTTCGCGCGTGCTCGGCATCAGGGCATCCGGTCAGTTGCAGATCACGCGGATGGTGATGGCGGTCGAGGGCGCGTTCTCGAACGGAAGACCACCGAGAACGACAGCCTTGGAGCGCTTTACCAGGAGGGTGGCGCCGGACAGGGTCTGAGATGTGACCCCGCCCGTGATCATCGCGTCGCCGTTCCAGGTCGTGATCACGTCGACATCGGGTGCCGTAGTGCAGGCCGTCCAGGTGAAGGTCGCAGTTGCGGCTGTAGTGCTCGTGCTTGAGGTCGCCGTGTAGCGTTCGACGCGCTTTGGAGCGCCAGCTGGGCCTACGGGCCCCTGAGCACCCGCCGTCCCGGCCTGCCCTTGCGGACCCTGGGGACCGCTGATGCTCGCACCCGCTTGTCCAGCTGGACCTTGAGGCCCCTGAGGGCCGGTGATGGATTGCCCGTCCTTGCCAGGAGCACCCTGCGGTCCCTGCGGGCCAATCTGCCCGGGGATGCCTTGCCCCCCGGTATCGCCCCTTTGCCCCGGACTGCCCGGGGCGCCGGCATCTCCCTTATCCCCCTTCTGTCCCGATTCGCCCTGCGGCCCTGCTGGTCCGGCAGCGCCAGTCCGTGGCACCCCGTCGCCCATCATCGGGCTCGAGGCGCGAAGGGCACTCTCGGCTGGAGAGGCCAGGCCGAGGGTGAGGCATGCGAGAAGCCCGAGGATGCGCATCAGCCGCCTCGCCCGTACTGGAGTTCAGGATTGCAATCGCCGCTCGGCGCGGCCGTGGCGATCAGCGATACGAACGTAGGCTCGGAGGTGCCCAGCGTCTCCGAGGAGCGCGCGAGGAACCGCGTGCCGGTCGTCTGCGTCACAGCCTCCGAAAGGCTCGCCACCTTCCGGATCCGGACATCGACGTTGCAGGGATTCACGAACCGGTAGCTGGTCGCGTCCGCCGGCTTCGAGATGGCGAACTGCTTTGCTGTGGTGGTGATGCCGCTGAAGATGATGGGATCGCCTGTCCCGGAGCGAACAAACGGCGCCGTCAGAACGGTCATCGGCGTATCGGGCGTGCCAGAAAGCTTGCCGTCCTGGCCGTAGATCGCCACCGGCTGAAGCGTAACACTGCGGGGCGCGCCGGGAGCGATGGGGGGCGGAGACTCCGACCGCGCCTGTGCGCCGCCGAGGCAGAGCGCGATGGAGAAGCAGCATACGAAGCGCTTCATTGCGACCTCACTCGTCAGTGGAGCCAGTGCGGATCAGGGTCGCGTAAGAGCCGGCTCGGCAAACCGTTACGCTCTGGATCAGGCGGCGTGTCCCGGGACCGCCCACTTCTGTAGGAGCGGCTTCATCAGGCGGTAGGCTTCCGCCACCTCCTCCTCTTTCCATCCGCGGTGCGTCAGGGCGCCGGCGACCGAAGCAGTTGCGCCTTGAACACCCGCCGAGTGCGAGCCGATCTTGAAGCTCTCCGTAGGCGTCACGCCGCCAGAGTGGCCGTTGATGTAGTCTCGGCCGGTGAAGTAAGAGCCGTAATAGGCCGCGTTCCGGATGCCGTTCTTCCGCACCTCGTAGCGGGCTTCGTCGCGCGATGAGGAGTAGAAACCCGGCTGCATGAACACGCGGCCGAGATCCGCGATCGAATCCATGGCGTGCCCCTGCCGGACGTTGAAGCAGTCCGGAACCGAGCGAGAGACCGTCGTGGTGATGTCTTTGACGGTCAGAGCCCGCGTCAGAGACGGCCCGCCGATGGCGAGCTGCACCGTCGCGCCGGCGCCGACGATGGGAGCCATGGCGGCGGATCCCGTCATGGCGTTGTCCGAGAGGATCACGGAGAATCCGTTGTCATCGTTCCGGAAGAGGTTGGCGAGCGCATTGTTGGTGCGCAGATTCTTCACGGTGTCGATGAGCTGGCCGCCGCCGGCCCGGCCATCGAAAGTCCGGCCCTTGTCGTTGGACTTCACCGGATCCCCGCTGACCGTGAAGATCGAGCTCGGATCCTTGATGTCCACGAGATCGCTCCAGGGGCCGACGGACAGGTAGAACTGCCCGATGCCATCCCAAATCGACTTTGCGTTGACCCGATCCCACTTCTGGTCGGAGCCGTCCATCTCCCGATCCCACCTGCGCTCGAGAGCCATCATGTTTGAGATCATGGTGGCGAACAGCGCCTTGTCGGCGTCGGGTACGGCAGAGCCTCGAGCGGCAATAGCCGCGAACAGATCCGTGCAGTGCGAGTTGGCCCGGGTCTGGATGGTGGTGGTGATGTTGGCCGGGGCTCGCTTCATCGGCGAGATCCGCATGTTGGACACGAAGAGATCCGCGCTGATGTTCGGATCGGGGATGCCCGCGAAGGACGCCCCGCCCATCGCCATGTTGGCGATCAGGTACATGCCGGTGTGGAAGCCGTCATAGAAGCGCGGATCGTTGATACCGACACTCACCAGGGAGGCATCCGGTACCGTCGTGCAATTGATTGCGGCGCCGGTCGCCAGCTTCAAGGTCAAGGCGCTGTCGTCTTTGTAATTGCCCGGCATGAAGGCCAGGGCAGAGCTCGAGAGCGGGGTTGTCGGCACGTTCGGATCGTTGTCGTACGCGATGTCGACAAGCTCTCCGTTCGTTACGAGACCCATGAAGGTCGCGGGGACACCGCCGCCGGCGTTCACCAGGGACAGGCGGATTGCGCCGCTGGTCTGGCCGGTTGGAAGGACAATCCCGGAGCCGCGGATGCCGGCCGGCGAGTTGGCCTTTAGAGCCGCGCGCCAAGCCTTGACGCTGTTGATCCGCAGGCCCTTCTGAGCCTCCTGGACGTAGATAACCCAACCGTCCTGAGCGTAGACCCAAGTATCGGACGCGGCATCCTTGATGCACTGGTAGCTGTGAAACTCCTTGTCCGTAGCTGAGGGTCCGAAAGACACCTGAGAGATGGCGCGACGGGTGCCGCCGATGGGCCAACGCGCGTTCTGGTGAACACCCGTCGAGATGCGGCCCTTGGGACCGTCTTGCTCCATCACGTCCGTCTCAGGCGGGTGGCCGCCGGCGTCCGCAACGTCCCACATCATGCACGCGAACACGCCGGTGCGAGACTTGGGGTTTTTGCCGACCACTTCCGGCATGCCGTAAATGTAGCTCTGCCAATTTCGCGTCATGCGGTAGGCGCCGAGGTGCGTGTAGGTGACACCGCCCTCTCGAGGGAGACCGGTGATGTAATCCTTGGCGGCTTGAGGAATCGGGGCGGTCGAGATCGGGATGGCGCTCTCGCGCAGGATGTTGCCCGGCAGGCGCTCCTGGAGGTTCAGGCCCGACGCGAGATACGTCGAGCTGCGCAGATCCATGTGGTAGGCGACTTCGGTACCGTTGGCCGCCGTGGTACCGAGCAGGTTGGCGTTGTCGTGGTTGAAGCTCCATGCCCCCGGGAGAGAGACGTCGGCCTCGTAGCTCGGCGAGAAGTCCCAGTTGGTGTCCTCAGCCTTCCAGCGCGGAGCGTCCACGCCCGACATGTCGAGCGGCACGCGGTAATCCGGCACGTTGGGAAGCCCCATGCCCGGGTTCTGAAAGCGGATGCCGGCGAGGATCGCGCGCAGCTCGGACGGACAAATGTCGTCCTTCTTGATGCCCTCCCACAACACGATCATGTCGGAATAGGCGGTGCCCATGCGCCCGAGCTCGCACTCTACGATCACGGCATCCGCATAGTCGTTCTTGACGGGCTCGGCTGGGCGGCGATCCCAAATTGCGTTCCAGGTCATCTCTCCGTTCATGACCGTCGTCGCCATGAACGGGGTGCCGACGGCGATCAGGCCTTCGGTATTCAGCATGCTCTGGCCCATGTCGGCCGCGAAGGAATTCACGCCGCCCGCTTGGCGCATGGTGCTGACGGGATGGGATCCATCCGCCTTGGGGACCATGCGCAGCGCTGTTTTGGTGAAGCCGCCCGCATCCGAGTAGCTCACAAGCGGAGTGTTCGCGTCGACATCCAGAGTAACCGGAATCGCGATGACGATGTGCGTGTACGTCGACTTGCGAGCGCCCGTGAGAGCTCGCCAATCATCGTTCTTCGCATCGGTTGAGAGCTTGAGATACTGGCTGGCCGACTTGGTGAGCCGCATGCGGTTGGTGGAGGTGTCGAACGTGGGCGCGGTGGTTCCCGGCTCGGCGCCGTCTCCCGCAGGGCTAACGCGGACGTGGCCGTTGAGGAAGCCGGTCGCCGTCTTGATCCGGCTCGAGTTTGCGCCCGATCCGAAGGTAAACGTTCCCGGGGCTGTGTAATCGAAGGCGTCCAGCCAATCCGCCTTGTTGAACACGTAGGGGACGGTTGGCATCGCCACGGTGCGCGTAACCGTCTCAGAGCCGTTCGCGGCCGTGAGGGTCATGCTTCGCGTGGAGCCGATTGCACCGACGTCTCGGTTCCACTGCTGGAGCAAGTACGGCTCGCCGCGCTTGCCCTGAACCGAGAACTGAGCGTTCGGGTCCGAGACCGAGATCGTGGCGTTCGGGATCGTAGTCGACACCATCGCGAGGTGTCGGCCGCGCCACGTCTCGACGGTCATGCTGTCCTGGGGCTGATTATTCAGCATTAGGAGCGAGACCGTGCCTGTCGGCGATGTCGAGGCAGTTGCGCCGCTATTGCCTCGAGCCGCGTCGGCCTTCAGGCGGCCAATGATGCCGTCACGGGTACCGGTGGTCCAGACGCCGGAATGCAGATGCCAGGACTTGCGGATGCCCTGGAAACCGGTCTGCAAGGGGCGTACCGCTGTGTGGGTCTGCGCCGGCTTGCTCCAGGCGGCCGAGATCGTCTCGATACCGTCCCGCAGGAGCCTCAACGTCGTGCCGTCGTAGGTCAGAACGTAGCTGTGCCACGCATTGAGGGTCGCATCGGTGGCCTCAGTCCCGATGACGGAGGTTCCAACGATCGCGAGCTTTGTGCTGCTGGCGGCATAGCGGGCCAGGAGCGCGCCAGTGCCGCCGAGGAACTGCCAGATCACCTTGAGCGAGGACGCCGTGGATCCGGCGCTGACATAGTCGACCCACGAGATGATGAAGGGCTGCGCGGCCGCGTTAATGGCCCCGTAGAAGGCCGCATCGGTGGTGTTCTCGAGGTATTGGTTCAGGCCATCTCCCGTGACGCCCTTCTGCCCCGGCTGGAGACCGACCACGAATTGCGTTTGCTTGTAGGGAACCGTCGTCGCAACGCTGTTGATGACCTTGAAAGCGTTGGGCGACTTGCCCTGCACAACACGCGCAAGCTCATTCATCTTCGAGTTGCGAGTGGCCGAGTCGTCTACGAAAATCGTGCTCTGGTCGTTGAAGTCGAACGAAGCGACTGCGCCCGGCCACGCGCCCGGCTGGACTTGACCACTGGCCTCCGCGAACGTGGTCACGAGATTGTCGACGCGGGTTTTCAGGGCCGCTCGAGCCGAGAGAGCTCCGGTGTCCGTCGTGTCTGGCAGCGAGGCCAGCATCAGGTACAGGCGGTCTTTCTGAGCCTGAGTGGCCATGGGCTCAGAGGCGGCGATGATGCGCTCGAAGAGCGGGGCCGGCGCGCCGAAGCCCGTCGCGTAGGCGTAGGCATCCATCACAGGGTAGCGATAGAGCGCCGTCGCCAGATAGAGCGGGTGCGTCCCGTCCTGCAACGTCATGCCCGGCAGGACTTGCTTGATCCAATCCCACGAATTTAGGAAGGCCGTATAGCCGTCGTATTGCGCTGCCTGATACTTCGCGTTCCAGGAGCCATCGACCGTCCGGATCGTCGGATAGTAGGCGTTGATGTTGTAGAAGCGATTGCCGAGGTTCTGGTTCGTGATGCTGACGTTGGGGCCGTCAACAACGTTCTCCTGGAGGATGCCGGTGGCAGAGCCACTATCGAAGTTGGTCGGGTTCACGAAATTCGGGGCGAGAAGCTGGAGTTTGTGGCCCCGGGCGCTAGCCCACGAAACGATCGCTTCGCCGTCGGCCTTGATCCGGTCTTTCCCGGCTTGATTGAGGCCGTCCCAATTTCCGTTGCCAAGAAATTCGTTCACGCCGAAGTCGACAATGAACCGCTTGATGTACGGGCGCGCGGGGTAGGGAGCGAGACCGTCGAAAAACGTCTGGAGCTGCTCGGTGAGCATGTCGGCAGGCTTCGCGCCAGATCGAGCGCGGACGTAGAAGATCGGATCACCGCCAGGGTAGGCCTTCCGAGCCTCTTCGTAGAGCTGCCCGATTCCCATCGCGTTGATGCCGATCGACATGCTGGCGACGCCGAAGATCGGATTGCGCAGGGGGTCGGTCTGACGCTGCACCGGCCCCATAACCTTGAAGGCATGGGCGGTCGTGGAGGTGTAGGTCATGCGCAGGCGCGCGTTGGCGGGCATGCTCGGCAGATCGATGAGCTGATCCGCATAGCGGGTCGGGGTGGGGTTGCCCGTGGTAGAGGGAACTGTGTCGAAGCTCAGGCCCGGGATAGCGGTATAGGTGGCGCCGCTGTCCGTGGTGTAATCGAAGGCCACGGTCCGGTTCGCGGTGACACCGCTCGTCGTCGTGAACCACAGAAGGCCGCCCGGAGACGCTATGCCAGATGATAGAGTCCACTCGATTACGACGGGCGTATTTGCCAAGGTGCTGACCGTAACGAGATCCTTGTTCGCCGGGCTCGCCAGAAGGGCGGGCGAAGGATCCTGGCTGGTGTAGCCAGTTGCAACGGCTGAGGAGAGCGGCACGCGCCAATCGGTGACGGGTACAACGACGGTGGCGGCCGCGGCCAGGGTGATGGACTTCTGCGCGCTCTGTGCGCTCTCGCCGGCGGAGTTCACGGCCGACAGGGAGTAGTAGAGGGTCTCGCCAGGGGTGCGGTTGAGATCCTGGTACGGCGAGGCGGTCGAGATCGTTCCGATGAGGACTCGAGTCCCGCTGACCGTGCCACGATAGAGCTTGTGCGCCGTGATGGGTGCGCCGTTCCCCGAGCCGTCGATCCAGGCGACCGTAACCGTGGTTCCGGACGTCGAGACTGCGAGCGTCGGAGCATCCGGAGCCGAAGGGATTGGCGGTAGCGTGCCGCCACCAGCCGATGTGCCCTCTTTCCGCCCCCGCAACCCGAGAGCCTGAAGACGCAGCGGCCTGCGCAGCCCGAGCACAGCCATCGTCTTAAGCCGCGATCCAGGCGAGCTTGTCGCCTGATGAGCAGAAGATGTTCCGGGTCTCGTTTGCCGGCACGAAGATGCGCGTGCCAGTTGAGGCGTTGGGTGCGGCGCCGATCGCGACGTAGATGTCTGCCGACGAGCGGATTTCGAAGGACGGGTCGCCCGTATCTTCGGCGACCGCGGGCGCACCCTTATCAGTCGTGCCTGCGGCGGCCATGGTCTGCGACCAGACCGGGGGCGACAGAATCAGGGAACGATTGTTGAGGCCGCTCTTGCCTCCGATGTACCCGCACGCGATGTGCACGCCCGAAAGAGCCATGGCTGACGTCTCCTGTGATGAAGGGTGGTGAGGCGGTTACGCCTGCCAGTTGGCAGCGATGGCGCTGGGCACGCGCTCGGCCCACTGCTTGGCGGTGGCCTCGACATCGAGGCGCTTGCGCAGCTTGGCCTGCCGGACCAGGACAAAGATGACGACGAAGGAGCGGCCGGCGGTTGGCCCGGCCTCTCGGATGGCTCGAAACGACTTCCGGCCCTGGTATCGGGCCGCTTGGCGCCGGTAGAACGCGTCGGCGACGAGGACACCGCCGGTTTTGGTCGGCACGAACCGCAGTTTGATGCCGGTCTCACGCTCCCAGGCCGCCGGGGTCAGCCCGTTACCGGTCGAGCCCTTGGTTCGGCGCCGTGAGGTCTGTCGAACACCGGCATCTGGGGTCGGAATCGCGAGGAATTTGCCGTTTTTTGAGGTGATCGTGACGCCACGGTCGAAGGCGTCGATCAATTTGGCCGCGTTCGAATAGAGATAGGCCGACGCCTCGGTGCTTTCGCCTGTTTTCGGGAAGGTCAGGCCTCGCCAGGTGTTCGAGAGGCGCTTTCCGAGGCCCGCAGCAACCACATCGTCGCGCAGATCCTGTTTCAGGCCGTCCGTCACCTCGCGCATGCCGGCGGTGACCGATTTGGCGATCTGCACCTCGGTACCGGAGAGCAGCGCGCGCACATCCGGGACCTGAGCGGAGAACTTCACGGCTCGTCCGGCTCGTCGGGTGCGAGCGCGGTCACTTCGCAGGTCCGGACCAGCTTGCGTGCGTCGATCCTGGAGAGGCCGATGACCTGGACCGTCTCCCTGACCGCGCCATCCTCGCCCAGAATGTCGACGACATCGCCCTTGGCGGGCTCGGCAACCTCGGAGGTCCGGATCTCGATCAGGGTGGCGCTCAAATCGAACTGATTGCCCTGCAGGCCGACGATAGCCTCGGGCGACCGATAGCGGACGCGCACGGGCAAGCCCTCACTGGACCCGCCCGCACGCCAAATTGCGTCTTCGGCCATGTTCGGATCGTTGAACATGGCGTCGACCGCCAGAGCGAAGGTGCTCATTTCGGCGCGCGCAGCGCCTCACTGATGTCGGCCTTGGTCTTGGCCTTCGAGATGTCGACATCGCGCTCCTTGGCCAGAGCCTCGAGCTCGGCCTTGGTCTTGCCGTCCAGGTCGTCCGCGCCCGACGCATCGGGCTCAGGGCCCTTCTCGCCGGAGATGGCGCCACCGTCACCGGCGTCGTTGACCACCTCGTGGGTGCCGGCCTGAAGCGCGGTCTGCGCCTCGTCCCAACCCAGGGTGACGACCTCGCCGTCCTTGTTGCCCTTTTCGCGCAACCGCATGGTCGCCTCCGTCAGTTCGAGGTGGTACCGCGCACGAGCAGCGCAGGGCGCTTCACGAGCGGGAGCGGGTTGGATTCGGTGTGGATGTCCATGCCCTTGCCGAACTTCTTCGGCTCGAGCGGGGCCACGAACACCTCGGAGTCGGCGCTGTTCGGGGCCTGGTTCACGCTTCCCCAGAAATCCGGGGGCGCCCAGAAGTTGGTGAAGGTGTCGGTGGTGCCGAGCGGGATGAAGCGGACATCGCCGGCCGGGATGAAGCGCTGCGGCGCGCTGGTGGTGCCATCCTCCTGCATGAAGGACGCGCTGCCGCGGTACTCCTCGAAGGTGATACCACCGAACTCGAAGCCCTTGCGGACGTCCTGACGAAGGGGGTTCGGCGCCGAAGCGTAGTACGTGTAGGCCTGCTTCACGCTGGCGTGGGAGATGAACTTCCGGAACCACTCCGGTGAGCACAGGGCGTGGATGCCCGTCATGGTCTCGCCGAGGAGGTTGTCCTCCATGTAGCCGGTGACGTCCTGGCATTTGCCGACGACGTCGGTGCTGGCGGTCCCCAGAGCGAAGTCAACCACCTGCTCGGTGACGCCGAAGGCCGTGAACAGGTTCAGCAGCACGCTGCCGTCCGAGTCGCGGATGATGCCCTTCACGGCACCCATCCGCAGGTTCTCCAGCGTGATGGCGTGCTTGCGCCGCATCGTGATCAGCTTCCGGTTGAGGAAGCCGAGCACCGTCTCCAGGCCCGCATCGCCACCGGCGGTGAGCGCCAGCATGTTCTGCACGTCCGTGGCGAGGACGCTGTCCTCGTGCGGGATGTGCGGGACCACGAAGGAGGCGGGCTTCTGCTTGCCGCGGGTGCCGAGACTGGCCGGGCCTCCGCGCGGGCGAGTCGGCAGCAGGTTAAGTACGCCGTTCTCGATCATCACGATGACCGAGGTCGTCGCGATCGGCTCGGCCGCGAAGATGCCGAGCTCATTGATGCGGCCGTAGGCGTTCGGCACCAGCGAGATGTTGCCGGTGAGCGAGGCCGCCGAGAATGCGTCCTGGTTGAAGATGTCGAGGATGGTGGGCATCGGCTTACGCTCCTTCGCGCACGATGATGCCCGCCGCCTTCAGCTGGCCGCTGGCCGCTGCGCGCTTCGTCGCATCGTTGATGGTGGGGCCGTAGATCAGGCCGTTGTGGCTCACGACGGCGTGCCGGGAGACGATGACGGTCTTCTGGTCGGCGCTGGTGGCGTCGACCGCGGTGAACAGCACCGCCACGGCGGTCTGCGAGCCGTCGGAGCCCGAGGCGGCGGCGGGGACGTACTTGCCGGTGGCGGCCACCTGGGCGAGCACGGTGCCGGTCTTCAGCTTGCCAGAACCCGAGGCGATGATGGCCGTGTCGCGGCTGCGGTAGCTGCCGTCCTCGACCTTGAGCCAGTCGGACCCGACAAGGGCGGTTTCGAGAAGTGCCATGATCAGGCTCCCTTGGTCAGGCCAGCCCGCTTCAGCTCACGCTGCATGCTGGTGGCGGATGCGGTGGGCCCAGCGTTGCCGAGCGCGGCGGGGACGTGAGAGGAGACCGAGGTCTGTTCCTCGCTCGCCACGAGCTTGTCGAAGAGCGCTGCCCGGGCCTGCTCGACCGTCTTGCCCTCGGCGAGCATGGTGGCGTCGAGGTCGGCCGGCAGGGTCGGGTCCTTGCGGCGGGCCAGCGCGACGAGGTTCTTGACCTCGCCGGCCGCGCCGATGCGCTCCTTGGCCTGAGCCACGGTCGCGCCTTCGGCGAGAAGGCTAGCGGCCATGGCCGGCACGCCGCCCGCGACGCAGAGGGTGACGATCTCGGAAGCGTCGGCGCGCGACACCGTGGAGGCGGTCGCGGTAGGCTTGGCGCCGTCAACGACCGCAGCTAGAGCGGCGGTCGGGTTCTCGGGAATGACGGGTTCGTTGCCCGCCGGTGCGTTCGCCATGGGTTTTTCCTTCAGGCGTGGGGGGACGGCCGGCGAGGCCGCGGTGGGGCGAGCGCGTTTTGTCCACGCACGCTGATCGGCCAGGGCGACTAGGCGCTCCGGCGGATGTTCAAAGAGGCGGTAGTCGAAGGCTGTCGGCTCGGGCGCAGCGTCGTCGTTGGCCGCGCGCGCTAGCGTCCGGTCGGCGTAGCCGGCGGTGACGGCCTCCTCCGCTGTCATCCAGACCTCGGCCTGCATGTCGGCCCGGGCCTCGGCGACAGTCTTGCCGGTCTTCTCGGCGTAGATGCCGGCCATAGCCGTCGCGAGCGCGGTCAGCGCTTTAATCTGCAGCTCGTGATCGTCGATCGTGCCGAAAGTGAAGCCCGAGGGGTCGTGCACCATCATCAGGGCGCCAAGCGACATCACGACCTCATCGCCAGCCATGGCGATGACGGACGCAGCCGACGCGGCGATGCCTTCGACGACGATGACCTTGCGTCCGCGGTGCGCGGCGATGGCCGAGTGGATGGCCGCGCCCTCGGTGGCGATGCCGCCACCGCTGTTCAGCCGGATGGTGACGTCCTGGTCGCGCCCGACCTGTGCCAGGGCGAAGATGACGTCCGAGGCGGTGAAGCACTCGTCCCAGTAGAGATCGCCGACCGTCCCTGAGAGGATGATCTCGTTCCCATTGACCAGAGCGGCCATGGTGCCTCCGTGAAAGGATGTGGCCGCTCAGCTCGCGGGCGTGGCCGGCTCTGCCGCCGGGTCGTCGTTGGGGGGCGATGCCTCATCGGGCTTCGCCTTCTGGCGGCCGTCGCTGGTGTAGGAGAGACCCAGCGTGTCGGCCCGCTCGTTGTCGCTCGCCTGCTCGGCGTCGACCGTCTCGGAATCGTACCCGCCCTCTGCGACCTTGCGCGTGCGGGTGGAGAGACCCGCCTGGATCTCCATCGTCTTGCCCTGCACGTCCTGCACCGGGTGGATGTACGGCCAGGCCTGCGGGATCCAGTTCACCGCGTAGGCGTCTTGCCGGGTCATGCCGGCTGGAAGCCGAAGGGCGCCGGAGAGCAAGGCGAGGTCCATCCACCGAATCCAGATCGGCCGGCAGAACTGGAACACGACGAGGTGGTGCTGCCACTGCTCGACGGCGCGACGGAAGTCGTTGAGCGCCGCCCGCAGCGTGCGATCGTTCAGCTGGCTGTAGTCGCCGCTCAGGATCTCGTAGAGCAGACCGCAGGCCGCCGCGACGCTGCGCTTCGACTCGCGCACGAAAGCCTCGAAGTTCGGGCCGACGTCCTTCGGGTCGCTGAATGTCATGTCCTCACCGTCGGCCAGCACCTGGATGGTGCCGGGCTCGAAGTCGAGGGTGGCCACGCCATCATCGTCGGCCGGATCGGCACCGAGCGGGCCCTCCGACCCGTCCCCCAAAACCCGCTTCACGAAGCCGACGAGGCGAGCCGCGTTCTTCTTCCGGATCAGTTCGGCGTCGAGGTAGCCGTCGAGGTCGTAGAGCGTTCGCAGGGCCCGTGCGAGCCAGGGTTCACCGCGGTCCTGCCCGGGCCGCATGGCGCGATAGAGGTGGCAGACGTCGGTCGCCGGCACCAGCGTCTGCTCGATGCCAGCGGAGACGATCAGGCCGTCGCCCGGGTGCTCGCGATAGAGCCAGTAGCCGGTGCGCTTGCCGATGGCGTCGTACTGGATGCCCTGCCGGATCCGGTTGGTCGCGTCCGTCCTCAGGTGTGGGCAATGGTCGCCCTCAAGGAGTTGCAGCTGCAGCGGCACCGTCAGCCCGTCCTCGGGGCGCCGGGTCCGAAGTCGCGTGAAAGTCTCGCCACCCTCGACCATACCCCGCACGGCCAGAGCCGTAAGGCCGTAGAAGTCGTGGGCGCCGATGCTGTCGGCCTCGTCCGTCCAGGCGAGGAACAGCTTCTGGATCTGCGCGCGGAATGCAGCGTCCTCAGCCTTCCGCTTCTTCGCCTGTGGCTTGGTCAGTCCCTCGTAGGAACGCGCCGCCATGGAGCGCGGCACGATGCCGGTCCCGACGATGTTGGTGACGAGCCGGTCGACGGCCGCGCCGGCGTAGGGGTTCTTCCGGGCCTGGTCCCGCGACTTCCGGCGCAGCTCGTCGAGCGCGTAGACGATCGCCGAGTTCGGACCGTAGCTGCCGACACGCCAGGAGCGCGACCGCCGGCCGGCGCCATTGGCGACGTCGTAGGGCTGGCTCTCCGACGCTACGGTGGCGGTCTCTCCGGACAGATCCATCACCACCCGCTGCGGCCTGTGGTGACGATCTGGCGCGTACGGCGAGGGCCGATTGCACCCGTGGCGGCGTCCTGCGCACCCTTGCGCAGGTAGAGGTCGCCGAGCGCCTGCCGCATCTCGTCGTAGCTGCGGTAGGTGATGGTGGCCGCGTCAGGGGCCTCGACCCGCAGAGCGCCGGAGGCCATGGCGTTCTCAAGCGCCGCGATCTGCTTGTCGATGTTCGCGGCCATGGTCACCTCGTCCGGCTTCGGACCTTGCTGCGGCGGCTGCCAGCGCGCTGGAGATTGCGGGCAGCGAGCGAACCGGCTGCAACGGTCGCCTCGGGAACGGCATCCTCGGGCAGGATGGCCGTTCGAGTGCGCTCGATGCCCAGCGAGCCCTCAAGGTCGCGCCAGTGCACCTCGCGCCACCGGTCCCAGCCGCGCATTGCGGCAAGCCCGCGGGCGTAGTTCGCGCAGTCCAGCACCTCGTTGCGCCGGCCGCCGATCGGCACCCACTCGCGCCGGGTTCGGCCCCGTGTCACGTGGGTGACAAGCTCCTCGGCGGTCAGCTGCTTAACCTGATCCTCGGTGACGTCGTCCGGGAGATGGACGAAGCCAGCTGGGAAGGGCTTACCCTCGGGGGGTCGGCGGAGCGCCAGACACCCCATCAGCTCCTGTTTCGCGAACGAGGCGCCGATCCGGATCGTCTTCAGGCCGCGGCGCAGCTTCTTGCCCGCCGGGGTCGCATCCTTCGCGCCGACACCGAGGAAGGCCGCGGCGTAGCTGTCCTGGCCGTCAACCGCGTGCACTGGCCGCCCGGCCTGGGTCCGGACGAAGGCGTAGACCTCGGCGGTGAAGCCGCTGGAATCCACGCCCCAGTCGCGCACGCGCATGTCCGCGCCGCTCTCGTACTCCCAGGTCTCATCGAACATGGCCTCGAGGTCTTTCCAGACCTGGGCCCGGACCGTGTCGCCGGGCAGCACCCGGTGCTCGATCAGCCAGCGCTCGCGGTTGCGCCCGAAGGCCCAGACGCTCGCCTCGAGGCGATCCTTTTGGACGTCGACACCGCCGAAGAGGATCAGGCCGCCAGCCGGTACAGTGCCGCTGCGGTATCGATCCTTCCTGGCGTAGACGTCCTGCCACTCCGGCGCGTCCGCACCCTCTTTCCACGTCCGAGCCAGCTGAGTGTTGAAGAACGTCCTCAACGCCTCAGGGCCTCGTCTCAGCGCGCGGGCGAACTTCGCCACCGTCTCGCGAATCGTCTGCTTCGGCGCGTAGAGCTTCGACGCCTGGAAGCCCGCGTGGTCGTTCGGCACCGCCTCCGCACCGCAGTGGATGCAGAGAGCCCGGGCAACGCCGTATGCCTCAGGGGCCCAACGCTCCGGCTTTTGGTTCTCGCCGCAGCAGGTGAACGGCCGGGTCTGGCGCCACTCCACCTTGCGCAGCGCGACAAGCCGCTGGGGCTCTGTCATCGGGTGTTCGCAGACCACGCACTCGTAGCGCGCCGTCTCGGGCCGGATCTTGCCGGCCTCATCCTTGTCGAAGCGCACCTGCTCCCATTCGAGAGGGTGCCAGCCGTGGCAGCCCGGGCACTCGACGTAGGCCTTGCGCTGGTCGCTCTCTTCGTAGGAGGCCTCGATGGCACTCCGGCCTGCGATCGTCGGCGAACAGGCCCGCACCGAGAGGCTGTTGGCCTTGAACTCGGCTTGGCGCTCCTCGGCGAGGTCGATGGGTGAGCCCTCGCCACCGGCCGAGAGTGGGTACTTGTCGATCTCGTCGCAGCAGAGCAGCCGAATCGGCCGCATAGCGAGGTTGGTCGGGCTGTTCGAGCCCACCAGGGTGATGTGGCCACCCGGGAACTGCTTGTGCGTCAGGGTGGCGCCGGCGTCCCGGGACTTCAGGTCCCCGAAGATGTCTCGAAGGGCTTTCGAGTCCCGGATCATCGGGGCCAGCCGGTCTTTCGAGAACGTCTCCGCCGCGTCGTCCTTCGGCTGCACCACCAGGATGGGGCACGGGTCGATGTGGATGAACCGGCCGAGGATGTTCTCGATGACTGTCGTCTTGAGGAGCTGCGTGCAGGCCATCAGGGTGATGGTGCTGACGCCCGGCTCGGTCGCCGCCAGCATCGGACCACGGGCAACCTCAACCCTCGACGTAACGAAGCGCCCTCCATTGGAGGACTCCTTGCTCAGGCGCCGGAACTCCTCCGCCCACTCCACCACGTTGAAGTCTCGCGTCGGGGTCATCCCCTTCCGCCAGGACCGCAGCAGGCTCTCCGTGTCAGCCGAAGTCGGCTTCAGGATCGCCAAGCTCGGAGAGGTGCTGTTTGACATAGGCGTTTAGGATCGCCGTCAGCGCGCGGGGGTCGACCTTCAGCTCGTCGGCCATAGGAATCGCGACCCGCGCCGGCCAGGACAGCCAAGCGTCGCGGACATCGCGGGCGGTGTCGAAGAACAGCTTCTCGGCCGCCTCGCGATCAACCAGCTTGCGGTCGTTCTTCTCGACCTCCTGCTTCCGTTGCAGGCCGAGGAAGTTTTCCTTGCGGCGGACGGCCTCAGACAGGGGCAGGTTCGTCGGGTCGAGTTCGAGCCCGTCGTCGGCACCCTCGGTCGGCACTGCGCCGGGCCGCGGCATCACCTCGCCGATCGTCTGCCAAGTGTCCGGCTTCGGCTTGGCTGGCGCCTTCGGCTCCGGCGCCGATCTGTTACCTGTTACCACCCGCACCGGGCGGTGGGTAACACCACCCCGGTAGCTCGCTGGCCTCTGGTCGAGGGCCCATTCGGTCGCCTCGACGTCGATCAGCCCGGCCTCGTTAAGAACCAGAATAGTCTTTTGCTTCCAGCCCGTTACCGTCTTCCGGGACACGCCGCGTCGGCGGGCGAAGTCGGCTTGGCTTAGGAATTTAGCCCCGGTCGCTTCGGCCATGGGCGCTGTTACCTGTTACCCTGTTACCGGGTTTTGGGACCCTGGCGCTAGAAACTCTGGGGGCCCCGACCACCCGTATACATTCTGGGCTCCCAGGGTCCCTACCAATAGGCGCAGGAAGTCTGTCGCTCGAACCACCCGGCGGTCGTTCCGTAAAACTGCCCTGAATACATAATTCCCAGCTTGATCTGCACTTAGCAGATCAAACGCTGTCCGACTACTTAACGGCGCACTAACCAAGCTAAACCCTGATAGGGAACGGCGATCTTTCAGCGTACTTGGTCAAGCACTGAAAGTTGATAAAGGCAAGTACGAAGAGGGGCAGGAAATGGTGTCGTTTGCTTCCGTCTACCGCGACATACACGCCAGGATCATTATCGCTGTGGAGTCTGGCATCATTGGGCAAAGCTCGGCTGAACACATACTCGCTTTGAAGGTCGCACACGAGGGAGAGGAGAGGCTCAACGAGCGCGAGCGGCGGTACTATCGCGGCCGAGTCATGCCGCTACTGAGAGATATCTTCACCTTCTGATCAGCTACAATGAGGCACCACGAGAGAAAAGATGGATCAACCACAGCGTACTTTCGGCCGGCGCACCGGCGGATACACCGCTGAAGAGCTGGCCGCTTACCGTCAGAGATTGATTGCAGAAGCAGATGCGGAACGGAAGCGCGGAGGGGTATCGGCTCCGATCTCAAATGAAATTCAAGGCTTCAGAGGTCTAGCTAACGTTCCGGAGCTTGAGCGGAAAGCCAAGCCGTCTTCTCCGCTCGCTACAGTTCTGCTGGCTATCTTGGTCCTCACGGTTCCGGCAGTCGCTACCTTGGGACCATTGATATCGAACTGCGGCGGATTCGATCGCCCATTCCAGATCCTCTCCGATCGTGCTGTAAGAAATTGCGTCAGACACGGGATGAGAGAGCAGGTCAGGTCAGCCGAGGCTTTCGTTACGGCGCAGGTGCGAAGCTTTGGCAGCTAGCCATCTGTAGCGAAATGCGGGGAGGGTGCCCTTAGGCGTCATCCTCTTCATCATCTTCGTCAATCTCACCACTCTCATGCTCTCCGTGTATGTGCATGGTGAGGACGGGTGATGCGGTGAAGGTCGTCGCCGCGCTGATGATGAGGGTCATCGTAGCCCGGTTGTAGGTGCTAGCAGTGTAGAGGCCGCTGTGAATCAGCAGGCACAGCGTCATCAGGATTTCTCCGCCGCACTCCTCCTCCGTGCCGCCGGTGAACCGCAGCAGATGCTCCTGCAACGAGTTCACACGGATGGGGCCTTCTAGGTGGGCGGTGTATCGGACTGCCTCCGCGAAGAGAGCCGACCTCCATTCGGGCGATCCGGTTTCGTACTTCTCGATGGGCTCAGCAAACACGTTCACGCCGTTCGTTCCTGTACGATCGGCCCTCGATGTATGCGAGCGTTCTCGCGGTAACGAGGGTGCGGGTGCATCAAGCCGCACCCTCGCTCGATCTTTGCAGTCCCCTTTGGCGTTGACCCTCTGATCAAACAGGAGGCTCACATGACCGCACGCATTTATCCTGGCGCGAACCCGATCCCGTCCACGAACGACGTCATCAACGCTGATGCGAACAAAGCGGGCACCGAGAGCACCTCGATGAACCGCGAGCACCGGGCTGGCGACACCGTCGACAAAGTCGATCAGGTTAGCAGCGTTACGTTGCTCGGCATGGCTATCGCTGGCTCTGCTGTAATGCTTCTCGCGCATTGGATCGTCGGCTGAGTGCGAGGTCGCTTGCGCGGCTCCCGTTAACAAAGCGGCTGCTAGAACTGAACGATGGACTACCTGAACGGGTAGGTCCGCAGGGAGACACCCTATGATCAAGACACTCACGCTCGGTGCCGCCTTCGTAGCTGCCAGCCTTTTCATGGCAGCTGCACCATCTTCGGCAGCACCGCTCGGTGTCGTCACAATGCCTGAAGCTACGATGGTGGTAGAGAACGTTCAGTACGGCTACGGCGGCTATGGCGGTGGTGGATACGGACGCCGTGGCTATGGTGGTGGGTACGGTCGCCGCGGCTACGGTGGCGGCCGCCACTTCGGACATCGCTTCGGCGGTCGTGAATTCGGCTTCGGTCGAGGACGTGGTGACGGCTATGGTCGTGGTTACGGCCGCCGCAGCTACTACTAGAACTATCCGGCGCGCCTTACGATTGAGGCGCGCCACTCTCTGATCCGCCGGTCTGCATAGCCCAGACCTCGCGGTCCTCGCTATCTACGATCCGCGCCGACATAGCCTTGTGCAGGATGAGGCCTTCTCGAGCATGTGCTTTGGCTGCCTCCAAGTCCCCAGGCTCCATCCTTGAGCCGATCTCGTTCTCGCCGTCGTGAAATTCGATGCGGTAGGTCATGGATTGACAACGCACCCGCGCGTGAAGGGTCACCCCTGGTAGGGAGATAATCTCGGCCGGCGCCACTCGGTGAAGCCCCAGGATCAAAGCAGGTCAGGTGCCTTTCGCTTGGGATCCCCACGGGTGAGACCACGGAAACGTTTGCACCTCACATAAGCCAGGGAATGCGTGCTACCGTCACAATCAGCTCCGCAATTACCGCCAAGCTGATTGAAGGCTTGATATGCGCTTGGAGCGAAACGCACGCGGCGATTGGATGCTGGATCCGACCCAGCTTCATTCCCGACTGATGATCAATCCCAGCTTGATGCGTCAGAAGATGCGACTTGGGCAAGTTACCAGCCGCATCGAGAAAGGCATCGAAGAGCACGTTGGCACCTGGCGGGTCACGCTTCGTGTTGCAACCTCGGTATGGGAGGGCATCTTTGATGATGCCGGCATGCTGATGAGTGAGCGGATGGTCTGAAGGTCTGAGCACGAACATTGTGACAGGTCATCCAACAGTCCACCACTGGGGGACTACCTAGCTAACCAGCCCTCAATGTGGAGAAACGCGTCCCCGTAGAGGCTTAACATCGATCCCGAAAGGGGAGAGTACAGCGCCCACACAGTCATCAGCTGCCTACAATACTCCGTTGAACCGCGCAACGTTCCGCGGCTCTGATCGGCCACTCCATGCACCAGAAAAATGCGTCGTTGCGTGCCTTATCCTGTCAGGGCACGCTTGCCCGAGATAGCGTTTCGGGAGCGAGAGACATGCATGGCCGATGATAAGCGCACAGAGCAGGATGAGTTTTTCGGCCTGAACGAGGCTGAGCAGGTTGAGTTCGAGGGGGACGGCCCGTTTCTGCTCCCGCTCTGTGAGGCGAAGGCTGGCATCCTGATGGGGGAGGACGTGGGGATTATCATCCTGAAGACCGCAGAGGGACACCGCTTTGGTGTTCCCCTCGGGCATGAAGCCCTTTCGACGCTGTACCAGGTGATAGGTGAGGCCCTTCGGGATCTGAAGCCCGACGGCGAGCCCGTTCAGTGACCGGCGGCCTTTCCTGTCAGCGCAGCATCCTTGTGTGTGCTATTCGAAAAGGAGGGCACGTGTGACCGAACCAAAGCCCTTTCGACTTACTGAGGCCGAAAAAGCTTTCCCGGATCGGCGTAAGGGCGACTTCATGGTGCCCTACTGCGTTCCGGGCGCTCAGATACATATGGGCGAACAGATCGCAGTGGTCGTGGTGCCCACCCAGGAGGGGCAGCGCATCGGCCTTCCTATGGATCTGCAGACGGTCTCAGACCTTCATGCCCTTCTCGGCGAAGCGCTCCGCATGCTGCAGGCACCTGAGGGTGGATCGGTGCAATGAGCGAGAACTATAGAATCAATTCGACGCTCGGTACTAATCGATATTGAAAAGGTTTAAAATAGTGGCTTTCCGAGACAAAATCCTGAACGGACGAGAGATTATCGATTCTGGTATAATGATAGGCAAAAAAGGATGGCCAATAGAGCTACATCCTCTTCCCGCTGACGATTTTCCAGTTATTGTCGAGCTTGTCGTATTAGATGACGCCAAGTATGATGAAATCGAAAATGACTACGATGTAATCCCTGTAGAAGAACCCGACTCGGTTTTGGTGAAAATCTATCGAGCCTGGAGCGGCGGAAGCCCCGAGACAACTACTGAGATTGTAATTGCGCACAGCAATGACGGTCAATTTATTCTTAATACGTGGTTCGATCTATTTGGAAAAAAAGAGGACTACTCTTTCAGTTTCGGGTTCTGCGTCTACGCGGAGCCGAAAAATGGCAAATAGCGCAAATCCCAGACACAGTGGCTTGAGTCTGCCGCCAGCTAGGTCGGGGCGAAAGTCTGGAGGGAGGCACGATAGCCAATCATCTATAAGCCTTCCGCCGCCTGCGCGTGGATCGAGGCCGCCTCCCAATGGGATAGATGTCGGCGCGAGGATGATCGAAAACGAGCGCTGGAAATATCTTGCTACGTTTCTAAATACTCTAGCCGCAGCCGCGATTGCGGTTGGTATCATAACGCCTACGTCGTCCGTCCTTGCGAAGGGTACCAGCGGCATCGGTGATATCGACGTTTTCACGTATGGTGGTTTTGTCCTTATTTGGCTTGCGATCGCAGCCGCACTACATTTGTCCGCTCAGTACGTGCTTGGGAACCTACGGCCATGATCAACGGAACCATATTCCTTCTGGTCATTCTGCCCGCCATGACCATCTTTGGTGTGCTGGGCATCGGCATAGCTTCGGCTCGAATGATCAAAGCTGGGCGGCCCAATCGCACCGCAATCATCGCGTCCCCTCCTGAATCGCAGCGTCGTCAAGCGACGGGCGGCTAGGCTGCAGTTCGTGAAACTGACCCTCTACATCGCCGGATCGCTGCACATCGCGTTCGGCATCTTTTTCATGCTCGCTTCTACCGGTGCGCCTGCAGCAGAAGGAGGCGCCTTTCTCGGTCCGGCTCTGGGGGGCACGATCGGCGGGTTCGTAATGCTCGCGCTTGGTCGAGCGATTGAGCTGCTTAAGCGGATTGAACGGAACGGCAGGCCGGTGCCGCAGGACACAAACAGACCTGACCTGCTGCCGTAGCTCCTAGAAGGGCAGAGCATCCTCTACGCCCGGCGGGACTGTCCCATATACCGCTAGGGTGACCGGCCCCCCTACAGTGTCTGGACCTCTGCGATTCCTAGGTCGACGGGCGAGGGCCGCCCGAACAGGCTGACGGCGACTCGTAACCGATCATTCGGCAGGACCACTTCCACCACGGCGGGGAAGCTCGCAAAGGGGCCCTCCCGAACGATCACGCTCTGACCGACCTTGATACCCACGGGTTCGGCGATCTCCCCTTGGGCAATCCGCCCGACGAAGCGCTGCAGCCCCAAGGCGTCGAGGCGAGCCGGCTTTAGAACCGGACCAGCGATGTTTCCCTCGAGAGAGGCGTCCTGGACTGGGTAGCAGACCAGCTCGGCCACTCCGGGAGCAGCCTTAGCCTCGTCGAGGTGGTTGGCGTCCGCAACGCCGATGAAGACGGTCCGCAGGAGCATCGGTGTGCGGCGGATGACACGCCGTCCGCGGCGGACGACAACTTCCGAGGTGCGGGGCTGGTAGGTCACCACGTTCGCGGCCTGAAGAGCCTGCAGAGCCCGCTCGCCCATGCGGGGCTTCGTGCGGGCGATGTACCAAAGCAGCGTCGGATCGATGGTAGGAGATGCCACTCCACAGATCGGATCCGCGGCGCTCCTGGCGTTGGCCGTTGCCCTCCGTCCGAAAGCGGCCGCACTGTTTCCCTCGCGCTGCTCAATGCGACGCAGTTCTCGGCGCTGGCGACGCTCACGTTCGCGCTGACGCTTGCCCTTAGCTCGGCTGCTCATGGATGGTCCTCGGTACGCAACAGGGGAGGATTCGGTTAGGCGGCGTTCGCTGGCTGCGGCTGGCTAGTTAGGAGGCGTTCGGCTGCAACGGACGCACGAGCCTCCTCGACGATCTGGGGTAAGGTTGTGCAGCCCGCTGTTCCCGGCCGGTACTGCTCGTCGGTCCCCTGGCGCCACTCGTCGCGGAAATGGTCGATCGCCAACCGCAGGCGGTGTCGGCGGTCCTGCGCAGGGTTCAGCTTCGTGGTACTGGCGCCTGGAGGGTCGCTGCCCTGCTGGGCGAAATCGAGCCATCGGCGCTGGTAGAGCCAGCTATCCGCAGACTTCACGAACTCGGTGCCAGATTTGCCGATGCGGATCTGTTCGGCAGCGTAGGCCTTCGCCCCGGCCTCGATCTCGTCGTGAGTCGCACCGCCCTTGATGGCCTGGTCGTAGCGTTTCCGGGCCTGCTGGGTCGGAAAGCTGACGTGCTTCGGTGGATAGGCTGCTCGAAATCTCTCGAACCCCGTCTGCGTCCCCTTGGGGACTACAGGGGTAGACTCTTCTCTCTTCTTCTCTCCCTCTATCTCTTTCTCTGCTTGATTCTGCTTGTTTTCCGCTTGAGCATCCGCTTCATCAGCATCGTTTGTTTTCAGTAGCTTACGTCGATTTTCCTGCGTCCGTGTGCCGCCGGTGTGACCAGCGTCTACCTTGTGTGTCCGCTTGGTCTCCCTCTCGTCTAGCTCACGTGTGACCCGCGTGTTGGTCAGGTGTCCGTGCGTTTCGACGATTTTCCCGGCGGCGATGAGGTCGGCGAGGAGCTTGCGTGCCTTGTTAGGATGGCAGCGCCAGATGCGGGCGAGCGTCGCCGGAGCTGATGGAATCGCAGCCTTGCGGCGATACAGCTGATGGCAGAGGCGCAGGTACGCGGCTTCCTGTTCGAGCGTGAGCTCGTCAGTGCCCTCGTCCCAGGCCTCGTAGTCCATCTTGTAAAATTCGCCCTTCACGGCTGAGCCCTCGCCATTCTCAGCATGTCACCGGTCCCGGATGGCGTTGAGCGCGGGATCCACCCAGACCCGAACGGTCTGGTTCGGGCGGCCCGCGCGGTTCTTGTCGATGATGATCTCGAGATCGTGCCGGACGCGATCGAAGGCATCACGGGCGTCAGGGCAGCCGTCACGGAAGGCCTGCGTGCGTTCGGCGTAGTACCCAGGCCGGTAGAGGAAAATGACCGTGTCCGAGTTCTCCTCGAACGCGCCAGCGCCGCGTATATCGGCGAGGCCAGGCCGCTTATCCTCGCGCCCCTCTGGGCCGCGGTTGCACTGCGCCAGCAAAAACACCGGGCAATCGAGGTGCTTGGCCAGCGCAAGGGCGCCGTCGGCCACCTCCTTCAGCCCCTCGTCCTCACGACGGTAGGCGCGAGCCGGGCGTACGATGTGGGCGTGATCAATGACCACACACCCGAGCGCCTTGCCTTTGCGAGCGTAGGCGTTGGCCAGTCGATCGGATGAGGCGGCGATGTCACCGATGGTGCGCCCGCCGCCGTCCTCGATCATCATCGGCTGTTGGCGCTGCTCGTAGACGACGCCAGCGACGAGCTCCGCCTGCCGTTGATCAAGGCCGCCACGGCGCATGATCTGCTCGTAAGAAATGCGGATGCCGCGCCGTTGCAACTCACTCGACGCCGTGCGCGCCGCGATCTGGCGTCGGGACATCTCCAGGGAATGGTAGATCGTGGCGCTGCCCTGATCCGACATGGACAGGGCGACCTCGACGCCGAAGATGGATTTGCCCATCGATGTGCGTCCGGCGGCGGTGATGAGGTTCGAGGGTTGTGGGCCGCCGCCGATCTCGCGATCGAGCGAGCGAATGCCGCTGCTGGCCAGCCTCTCTGCCTTGCCCTGCAGGTCGGCCGTGATGGAGGCGATCAGGACATCACCGGCCTCCGCCAGAGTCGCGCTCATCGACTTCTGAGAGACGAAGCTCGCGCGGACTTTGTCGACCTCGGCGTAGATCCGCTCGAGCGTCGGGCCAGGAATGACGGGACCACCCGATCGAAGGTCACTCGTTGTGGCGGCGAGCTGACGGAGCTGCCAGTACTGCTGCACCGTCCTGGCGTATTCCTCGGCCATTGCTGGTACGGCGCCGTGGGCGGCGATTGCCGCGATGTACTGAGCCAGGGAGCGGCCACCGAGATCCCGCTCGGCTGCCGCAGGCCCGATCGCTGCCTTGACCTTGAGGTAATTGGGCGTCCCGCCGGCCGCGCTGACGGCGGCGATCGTCTCCCATAGGTCAGCATGCAGGGGCTCGCGGAAGTGCTCTGGCGCAACGAGGTGCTGGACGAGCGGAAAGACCCCTGGTGACGTCAGCACGCAACCGATCAGGCCCGCCTCGGTGTCGAGGTCGGCCGGAACAACGTCCGCTGTTCGTGGCTCCGTCACAGGAGGCCCAACCGTTCACGAGGATTCGGGATCGCCAGATGGATGAATCGCTCCCAGGCGCGCGCCGCAGCAAGCATGTCCAGGATGCGTAGGGTCGTGTCGGCCCGGTTCTTGAGCGAGACGTACTCGGCGAAAGCGTCACCGGCTCGAACGTCGCGGGCCACTTCGATGTCAATCACAACGCCCATGACGACGCTCCATCTGACCGACCTGAGGGAAGGGATGCTTGGAGGCCGCTCGGGTCGGCCGGGTATGTCAGCGGGGTGCTAGGCGCGCGTTAGGGCGGCGGCTCGCCGATCCAGGGCGCAATCTTAAGGGCGAGCCAGCCCGACCCGCGCATGATCCAGCCGGCCAACTTGGTCCTCGCTCGGTAAGCGAAGGGCCTGTTCGTAGGCCCGGAGCCGGGTAAGGTGGGCCTGGTACGCGACATCGACTTCCTCACGGGTGCGGGCATCCAACGCCACCTGCCGGAGGCGATCCATCTCTTGGGCCTCGATGCGGCGGGCCTCGCCGTTCCAAATCCCGCGGACGCGGCGGTCTCCGAGGCCCGTGGCCCTAGAGACCCGCGTTAGTGCAGCCTTGACGTTCTCGCCCAGCCGCATCGGCCCAGCGATGAGCTCGACAAGGTGCCGGGCTTCGGCTTGCGCGGTCGTCATGCCGCCCTCTCGACGCGCGGGTGATCGTCCCGCGACCTTGGGTGAAAATCCCGACACCTTGGGTGGCTCCTATGGTCAGTTGGGGTCACCAACGGAGAGGAGATCGACAGGTGCGGTTCACGGATAGAGACAGCGGCAACGATCAGACCGGACGCAACTTGCTGGCAGGCGCGGGCGGACGGTCGATCGGGGCAGCTGGTGGAAGACGAGTGGAGGGACACTGGGATGCCTCCGGGGCGGAGCGGGGTCTTGCCGGCTGCATGTCCACGGAACGGACGGCGCCGGCGGAAATCGCCTCAATGCGAGCGGCCACTCGGATGGAGGGGCCACGCTCACGGAACCGGAGCTTACGGACCATGAAGGGGGAGATGTCACCGATGCGCGCGGCTACCTCAGTGTCGGACAAACCCTCGGACAGCATCCAGGTCTTCAGGAGCATGGCGTTAACCCCGAGCGCTACGGTGGCGCGCCCGGCGACCGAACTGACGACCGACCGGATAGCCGAAGCTCTGGCCGTGATGATGCTCGATTTGGTAGCCGTCCTGGACGTCGGGGACCGGCGCAGTGTGATGGAGCGTCTGGCCAACAGGCTCGATGACCGAGGTCGGGTGCCGAACGGGTCTGATGCCGCAATGCTGCTCGGACGGATCGGCGGGGCACTGATGCGTGTCGGGTGCTAAAGAGTTCATCACAAAGTGGCCCCGCACTGAATGTCATGGGAGCTAATCCGGCGACGACGCGGCCTTGCTGCTAGTTCAAGCGCTTCATATGTGATTTTTATTAGATCACGCTGCTTGGCTTCAACCTCGATTGCACGCCAATATGGTTGTGGAATTGCGTTCCTCGTTTTCCACGCACTGACTGTTCCCGCAGGAATAGAGAGTGAGGTTGCGAGCGACGCATATCCGAAGGAGTCGATTATTTCACGCGCAGACAGCATAAGTTCGTCTCTGCCTTATGTAGAGGCCGCAGTCAACGAAAATCTCTGCGACATGCAGAGGTATTTGGCGGATAAGGCTCATATGGATAAGAACGATCGCATCAGGGAAGCACGCGCTCGGGCGGGATTTTCTTCTGCCGCGGAGGCCGCACGGCGCCTCAATATGTCGTACGGAACATATTCGAGCCACGAGAACGGACTTCGAGGAGTCAAAGAGCAAGATCTTGTACGATACGCCCGCGCGTTCGGTGTCACTGTCGAATGGTTGCGCACAGGTGCCGATGTCAAATACGAGGGACGCTCAGCAGTTCACTGTATTGGCGAGGCCGGAACCTTAAACAATGGTCAGGTTCAAATGTACGGAGATGAGGACCCAGATAAGGTTCTCTTGGTATCGGCCATGATCAACGCACCCTGTTCTTATCTCTATGTAAGAGGAAAAGAACTTAGAGGAATAGCAGATCAAAGCTCCGCAATAATTTGTTCGTCCAAATTTTCGTTTGAACGCATACATACAGGAGATTTGTGCCTATGCATGCTCGAAGATGGGCGCATTCTTATCAAAAAGGTTTACGATAACGGAGACGGTAAGACCTATGATTTAGAAGCTCCCCTGAGCGATACTATGCGCTCCGTTTCCGTTTCTGGATTTGCACCCGTATATATGATTATCACGCCTAATGCCTACCAGCTAATAGTTGAATCTAATCACCGCCTCGCTGCATCGTTTGACGACGCCACCAAACAAGCTGCAAGATAACAAACCTCTGCAATTTGTGTTGACATCGTTCTACAAAACGCAGAGATAGGGCTATCGCTTCTCGCGATGGAGCCCTCCGATGCTCGTCCAAGTCCTTCCCTTCGCTCCTAATCTCAGCTTAGCCGCTCTATGGCTCGCCGGTCGCCTGGCTCTCCGTATGGAGGGCTGAGCGATGGCGTACGCGATCGGCATCAAGGCTGGCGGTCTACCGCGACCTGCCGCATCAGGTTTTCCGAGGCACGTCCTCACGGCGGGGGAACGGAACGCCTTCGTAGCGCCTCCAGTTTCGCAACAGACGCTGCCACGGCGTGACGACGATCTGGTAGGCCGCCGGTCGGTCGAGCGCTGTCATGGCAGCGTTGTAGGCCAGTTTGTCGACGGCGTGGAACGTCGGTGGTTCATCACCGAACAGAGCACGCATCCGACGCGCCGTATTCTTGACGTTGTCATCCTCAAGGTCGGCGAGCAGTGCCAGAAAGCGGCGCCTCAGATCGGCATGCAGCGCTTCGCGTCGGCTAAGCGCGAACACCAATTGAATAGCACCTACAATGCTGGTTGCCGCAGCGATCCATCGCCCATCAACTTGTGCCCAGGGGGGCAACAAGTCCGAGAGCGCAACAACGGTGCCCAGACCACTTACAAGGACGAAGAGGTCCAGGGCTCGATTGATCCAGGCGAAGTGCCCTTCGCGATCCTCGTGGTATCGAACGTTTTTGAGGAGACTGAAACGGCACTTCTGCTCGTCTGTCAGCGGCGGCGAGGGCTTTTCGGATTGTCCCAATCGGTCGGATCCTGCGAGCGCTTGCGCTCCTCCTCGATCTGCTGGCGCCGGCGCTCCGCTTCCTCTTCCCGCCTCTGGCGATCCAGTTCCTCGCGGCGCTCCCTCTCCTGCTGCTCCCGGCGATCGGAGTCCCTCTCCATCAGGAGTGGGATCAATGGTGTCGTCCGTCCGCTGGTCCATGGGGCCGGGCTCTCCATTCGTGGTCTCCAATCGGTCTGGTCGGTTGGTGGCTGCGAGGCCTGGGGCGGTTCACGGCCGTCCCAGGCCACCTTGATAACGCTTCAGACTTCACGAGAGCGCCACAGAATTCCGCGTGCCAGTGGTGCGGCGGTGATGGTTGCGGCGGGAGGACGGTAGGATGAGCAATGTCGTTACGGCGCACCCCGAACCTGAACGGGCCGAACGGCTCATCGACGCCGCGGCGGACGGCGGTATCGAGATCTCCGTCCACTTCTGCAAGATCGCAGGAACGAGCCTGTTGTTTGGCCTAGCTGCGGGCACGGCGCCCACTGAGGGCGCGATTTTAGCCTTGCTGGAGATGATGACGCGCTTCAATGCCAACGCAGTCTTCCGCGAAACCGTCGAGAGCTACTGCGTTTCACTGGGTGCAGCCGTTCACGCGGTTCACGAGCCGGCATGGACGTTTCGCGACCTCACGAGGGAGGAGACTGCTGCGCTGGTCGCGGATGAGCCTCGACTGAATTCATGATCTTCCCAGGGCACCAAGCCCTGAGATGAAGCGGCCCCTGCCAGTGTTCGAGCACCCGCAGAGGCCTACCCCGCAGCCAGGAGATCAGTCATGGAACGAGGCGATTGCCTTGATAGCAGACCCGCGTCCGTACGTCAGGAAGCAACCTGCACGACCATCGGTTCGGGCGTAGATGCGGCAGTTACGACGCTGCTGACCCAGCCGAGCCGGACCACCGGCGGCCCCATAGTCAGCGAAGCCGATACAGACCTTCTCGCGCTCACTCCGAGCTTCGATGCTGCGCATAGCGCTTGGCTGGAAGCGGCAGCCGCGAACGACGAACCGCACAAGCGTTGCAGCTCCTACTTGAAGGCTGCCATGGCGCGAGGAGTTCCGGCGCTACAGGCATCCCAGGCGGCCTGGGCGCTCCCGGGCGTGATGGCGGCGAACAATCTAGAGGACAGCACCTACATCGCGGTTTGTGACCTCGCACAGAAAGCTCTTCAGATGCGCCCTAAGACGCTCGCTGGGCTCGCGTTTCAAGCTCGGGCTGTCCAACCTCTCGTTTGGGTTGGAGGAAATTATGATGCCGATGCTTCCCTTGGAACGGATGAAGATCTCAACAAGGAAGCAGTCAGACACCTAATCGAATCCGTCCTTGCCCTCGCAGAACCCCGCGGCGTGAGCGAGAGAGACGACGACGATCCGTTTGCAGATCCGGATAGGATACCCGGGTTCATTCCTATGCCAGCCTATAAGCCGACCGGCTTCATGGCGATCTCTTTGGCGATCCCCATGGAAGCCAAGCGCCTACTGAATATTGCTCAATCCGAGTTTGAGCGCTGCATGCCGGCTTGTGCCGACTTTCCGGCTGAAGAGCGCGCCGAACACATCGCGCGGATGCGAGTGAGATACCGTCTTGACGCTCTCCAAGCCGCAGCTGGGCCGGACGACCCCAACAGCGCTGGGGCCCAGAAGCCCGAAAGTGATGATGGTGTGTGGCAGGCCATTGATGCGCACAGTAAAGCAAGCGCGGCCTACTCGACCGCCGCTATTGCCGCTGACCCTGTTGCAATCCGTAAGGCAGGTCGCAACGCTTCTGTTCGAGCAACGGTATCTCTCGAAGCGGCGAGAAAAGCTGCCAGTATCGCAGCTGAGCAGGCTTGGTGTGATTTGTTCTGCGCTCGTCCCAGCACCTTGAGCGGGTTGCTTCAGCTGACGAGACATACAGCCGAGCACTTCGACACTTATTACGGGATGGATGATGCACCCGATATTTTTGCAGCGTTGATCGGTGCCCTTGAGGGCCTGAGCTTCGCGATGCAGCCGCGCCCGGCGGAGTATGACTTATCGAAGCTGTCGATCGCCGAACTAGAACAGCTCGCGCGCATAGCTAACCGCGAGCGCGAAACCTTGATGGCCGTTGAGAGCCAGGGCTTCTGCTGGGCTGACGGCAGTAGGTCATATTCGGAAATCGGTAAGATCATCGAACTTGAGGGTGAGCGCTTGGCCTTCCTAGGAGATCATGCCGTTCACGAGATCGAACGGCGCCAGCCTAAGGACAAGGACGACACCAATCTGCGCTTGGAAGCGCTCGTCCGCCACGATCTCAACTGTAACGGATACGTGGAGCCAGATCTGCTCGCAGAGGTCGTTCAGGCTTGGGGGCGCTCATGAACGCCGCTCTCGACATCCAACCCCGCGACTTCAGCGGCATCAACGTGATCCGCTTCCGCGACGGGCGTGAAATTAGGATCGATGACATAGGGACGGCCGAGCAGGGCCGCCTCATCCTGACCGAAGTGGACGCCACGATCCTCGCGATTGAGGATCAGATTGACCGCGTCGACCTTTCAACGTGCAACGGGCCCGCCTGGAAGAAGCGGGCTGAGCGGGCACTCAAGGTCAAGCGTCGGCAACGGCCAACTATCCAGGCCCGCATCGGCGAGCTCGGCCGAGCCGAGAGAGGTACAGTAACCCTCGCGGTTCGTGAGGCCGAGATGCGGAAGGTCGACGACAAACGTCGGGCTTTCATCCGGGCGGCCTACGCCTCTCTGGGACATGAGGCCTGCATCGAGATATGGGCGCGCGCTGAGGAGAGGGAACCGTCGGTGTTCGCTGACCGCGCGAAGGTGCCGGCATGAACACCATGAAGCCCTTCGGCACCTTCCCGACGCCCTATGGGGTCAGCGTCCCGGTGTACCGGCCTGAGCACGTGGACCCGGAGGATCCGGATGCATGCCACTTCAGCATGGATGCGGCTGCGATCTGTGCCGGGATCCACGACAAGGATGCTCGTAAACGGTTCGAAGCTGATGCCAAAGCGCTAGGCCATGCGCCTCCTGTTGAGCGCTACGGCGGTCGCACTTTGCTCCATGTCTCGATCCGCCGCCCGGCAGGTAAGGCGGTCTACCATGACATCGTGAACTCGTCGGCCATCGCGCCGATCGAGGCATGGGTCACGGGGGCGCTGGATTACTCGCGGTGGTGCGACAGGGCGGAGTTTCTGCTCCAGATCATCGGAGAGAATATGGAGGCTGCAGGGTCTGAGACGCGCGAGATGGAAGGCATCTACGCCTTCGGTGCCGCGATCCTGCTCACCGGCACTCTCGAACACCTCGGCGAAAAGGAGATCGACTGCGTCGAGGCAGCGGCGTTCTACGCCCTCGCTGTGCACGAGGAGTACGCCATTGCCGGGCAAGAGTGGCTGCTGCCGGTTCGAGACACTTGGTTTCAAGACTGGGCCCGCGCCCGACCGCGCTACCAGCGCCTCATCCGCGCGCTGCGGGGACCGATGGCGTTCCCCGGGTGGCTGGGCTGGATAGGCTTGACCAACGGCGAGGGAGACGCAGCATCAGGCGCCGCAATTTGATTCCGCAGCCAACAGTTTAGGCTGACTTCAGCCCGCATTTCCTACTCCTCCTTCATGCAAAAAGGGAGTTCCATGTCTGTGCAGCCCAAATCGATCCCTTCCTCTCGGGACGTAGAGATTCGCAAGGAACAAAAACGGGTTTACCGCGAACGGCTGAAAATTAGGCGCCAGACCGACCCCGATCTCGATCTGCGACTGAAGGAGGCGCGAAGAAAAAGTTGGGCGAAAGAGCGTGACCGCAAAGGATCAACAGCCTGTACCGACATAATCCGGGCCATAGATCGTACAGGGAAGCAATACAATCAGGCCGAGCTGCAATCCGTTTTTGAAAAGATTTATTCTATTAGCCCAAAAGCTCTGAGGCTTATGTTCCCAGACATGTCGGTCGGAGTGATGCATTTCCGGGCACGAAAATATGGAATTGCAAATACGCACCTGCGCTTCACAGCTGAAGAAGATGCAATTTGCCGAGAGCTATACCCGAACTATGAAATGATGATCGCTCGATTGGGGCGCAAGCGAACAGCTATCGAACGCCGATGTGCTTACTTGAAGCTGGCTCGGCGTAGGGGAAAGCTTTATACGCAAGCTGAAATTGACATGTTACGTGCTGGCCTGGAACCGCCCGATCATAGTTATGAGGCTAATGGGCGGAAGCGCGAGCGCTTAGGCATCAGGAAACGGGATGCCATCCAGGTTAGGGCTCTCGGGTTCCAAGGAATATCCAATCTCGTAGAGCCGTTGATAAGTCGTGGCTATCCAGAGGACAGACGACAGGACATAATCCAATTCGTGTTTGCAGAGTGCATGGAGGGGCGGTGCTCGCCCGATCCTACAAGCCTCAAGGCATGCGCTAAACGGGCTGTCACAGCGACTTACAAGCTACACCCTGACCGCGGTGCGCCAGTCAGTCTCGACGCAAAGCTCTTTGACGATGGTGGCACCACTGTCGGAGATCGCATCGCCTCCGACACCTTCCACTTCTAGGGTGCCGACCATGAAGCCCCCAGGCTGCAATGCCATTCGTTTCTGCTGCTTGGGGGCGACCGACTGGTTCGACTTCCCCCGTCGCGACGATTGCAACGTGCCGTTCCGTGGCAGAGGTCGAGCGCTCACCTGCGCAAATTGCGCCTACTCCGAGTGAGCGAGATGCGCTTTCACGTCGAGCCCCGCGATATCCCAGCCCATGCTGCTGCACGGCGCCTTGGCCTCACGGCCGAGGAGTTCGACCAGGTGGCGGATCGGCTCTACAGCCGCGGCTTCCCACGGCCGGATCCCGACACCAACCGCTTCGACCTCGACGCGATCGATCAGTGGCGCCGGCTTCGGAACGGCCCCTTGTTCGGCCTCACTCCGAAGATCGATGCGAAGAACGCCAGCGATGTCGTAGGCGACCGAGTAAGGAAAATGCGCCGTGGGGCTCCATAGGATCCGCTACTACGTCGAGCGGAAGGGTCGCGGTTATTGGATCACCACACCGACCATGCGGGCCGCCGGCTTTCCCAACTCGGTGCCCTGCGGCCCGCACGGGCCGGATGCGATGAAGGTAGCCGAGGCCTGGAACGCACGATGGGATTCGTGGCGCGCCGGCGAAGAACCTCAGCGCATCACCGTGCCTGGTTCGCTAGGCGAAGCTTTCACCCGCTACCGCGCTACAGGCACATGGGCAGGTAAGGCGCCGAAGACCCGGCTGGAATGGGAGCGCGCTTGGCGGGACATTGAACCCGTCTTCGGCGACGTGGCACCGGCATCGGTGGCCTATGACCACATCGACCTCTGGTACGGCGCCCTCCTTGAGAACACGACTGTCGACCGGGCTTGGCGCGCGATGAAGGTCTGGCGCGCCCTCTGGGAGATCGCCAGTGGTATGCGCCACAACGGCCTGTCGTTCACCGGAGGACATGAGGACCCGTCCGCGAAGGTGCGGCGGCGCTCGCAGCCTAAGCGGGCTTTGTTCTGGCGAGCGGGTGAGGTCGTTCGTCTGGTCAAGCAGGCTTGGCGAGATGGGTCCCGAGGCTTGGCCTGCATCATGGCCGTCGCCTGGGACAGCCAGCTCTCGCCGGGCGATGTCCGGACGCTCAGCATCGATCAGCTCGGCGACCTCGGCTTTTGGACCGCACGCGGCAAGACCAAGCGCGCGGCCCTCGGCACGATCTCGCCGCGCACGGCGTGCCTGATCGCCGCCTACCTCGATGGGCAGCCTCAGCGCCCAGCCGCAGGCATTCCAATGTTCCGGAGCCAGAGCGGCACGGCGTTCACCGACCAATCGCTGGCGAAGGCGTTCTGGCGCAATCGTGCCAAGGTGTTCCCGGGCGACACCCGCACTCTCATGGACATGCGACGCTCCGGCGCCGTCGAGGCGAACGCCGGCAACGTGGATGCAGGCGCTCTCGGTGCCAAGATGGCCAACTCGATCGCGTCGGCGCGCGACCTGCAGCTCACCTACCAGCCGGTGGACGCGGCAACCGTCGCCCGAGCTGATGAGGCCCGCAGGCGGGGCCGCAGCGCCTTGCGCGACACATCAAGGAATCACGCTAAGCCGGTTTCAACTCCGCCCCCAGCTACGTCGAGCAGGGCGGCCAAAGATGTTGCATCAAAGGACTGATTTTGTTGGTAAATTAAACGCCTTGTAAGCGGTAGGTCGCGAGTTCAAGTCCCGCAACCGGCACCACCGAAATCTTGGCTAAAGCCCTATGAAAATAGGGCTTTAGCTAGCTTCGAGCAATCCTTGGGGTTCAGCAGAGAGAGCCTTTCGGCCTGAACCGGAAGTTCTACGCGGCCGACATGCGCCTCGTGCCGCCGACGCGGCGCGCCCGCAAGCCCGTGCCGGACCAAGAGCTGCGGCACGCCGAGGCCATGCTGTCAGATTTGCCCTTGCGGCGTGTGACGTGGCGCCAGGGCACGAAGCGCAAGCTCCCGGCCCGGTTCGCCGCCCTCCGGGTGCGGGTCGGCGACGGTCCGGTCTGGGGGAACAACCGGCACGGAACCGCGCCGGGTTTTCCGTGGGATTGGGTGGGATTGCCCCGGTTTGGTGGACACCGAGAACGTTTTTGCGTGAGGTGTTTGCCCAATACCCAAGACCCGTCCCGCATACCCGGCTGAGTTCCGCCGGCAGATGGTCGATCTGGTCCGTGCCGGCCGCGATCCAACCGACCTCGCCCGCGAGTTCGAGCCATCGCGACAGACCATCCAGAACTGGGTCACGGAGGCTGACCGCGGCGAAGGCCGATCCGAGGCCAAGCCGCCGATGGTCGATCCCGGCCTGACGACGACCGAGCGCGACGAACTCGTCCGGCTTCGGCGGGAGAACCGACAGCTGAAGCTGGAGCGCGAACCGAAGGTCAGCGAAGCAATATCCTCTCGCGCGCGACTTCCCGATCACGGTGATGGCCCGTGTGCTTGGCGTGTCGAAGGCCGGGGACTACGCCTGGACCCGCCGGGAGCCCTCGGCGAGGGCGATGGCGGACGCCGTGCTGCTGAAGCGGATCCGCACCGTCCACTTCGGCTCGCACGAGACCTATGGCGCGCCGCGCGTCCACGCCGACCTACGCGAGCAGGGCGAGCTGCATTCTCGCAAATACATCGCTCGGCTGATGCGCGAGGCCGGCCTCGTCGGGGCCAGCCATCGGCGCGGCGGTCCCGTGACCACACGGCGCGATCAGGAGGCGCGCCCGGCCCCCGACCTCGTCGATCGCAACTTCGTGGCCGAGGCACCGAACCGGCTGTGGGTGGCCGACATCACCTACGTGCCAACTGCACGGCTTCCTCTACCTTGCCGTGGTACTCGATGCCTTCAGCCGGCGGATCATCGGTTGGGCGATGA